GCCTTCTCGGGGTCCCAGTCGTCCCGGAGTCCAGCGAGCGGAATTCCGAGATACGAGCAAATGGCCTTCCAGCCCGCGTTCTTGTCGTCCTTGGGCCCCCAGGTGCACTGGCCGCTCTCACAGGTGCCGACCACCATCGGCTTCTGGCCTTGCTCGAATTCGAAGCTCGGATTGTTGTCGTCGTGATCGGGGTGCGGGCAGTTCGTCTTGTACCTGGACGGGCCGATCTTCTCCAGGATGAATCCCTTGGCCTCCAGGAGCTCGCAGAAGCGCCGCATAGCCGGACCCTCGGGCATGTCTGTGGCGGACAGCTGCAAGGTCGCGGAGCGCCGGTTCTCGGCCTCCTTGGGTGCCCAGAGCTTGACCTGCTCCAGCTTGACCCGGCGCATCTTGTCGATGGTGCGGGGCTTGCGGCCGTTGAGCAGGTCGTCCGGATCCTTGCCGAACATCACCTGCATGAACGGCACGCTCGTGACGCCCACCTTGCGCAGAGCGCGCCACCGGCGGAGCGCTGAGACCGCGCCCGGGATGTCGCGGCCTTCCTCCTTGAGGGCTGCTACGTGCTTCTCGTCGTCCTGGTCCTTGTCCATGACGTTGACGACCTGTCCGGTGTACCCGGAGAAGTATGCAGCCGTCTCGGTGGTGAACCGGGTTCCGAGATGCGTGGTCGTGGCGTAGGCGTCCGCCTTCTCCCAGATGGCCTCGCAGTCCTTCTCGCCCTCGACCAGGTAGATCCGTGGCGCACCCGTGCGGATGGCTTCGAGCAGCCGTGGGAGTCCGTACGGCAGAGACACGTGCTCGGGGTTGGTGCGGTCGTAGTGCGGGCAGTACCTGTAGGTCTTGTCGCCGTCGCTGTGCTTCTCGTTGGGCGGGATCTCGAAGCGGAAGCGGCTGAACAGTCGAACACCGGTTCGATCCCTGTAGGGGAACTGGTGCGTGACCTTCGCCTTGGAGTCCTTCAGGCGCGCTGTTGCCATCGTGCACTGGCACGGGTCCTGCGGGGTGGCTGCGGGCCTGTACTTCTCGCGCTGTGGCCTGGTGGCCAATGGACGCTCCGTTCTGCGGGTGCTTGCGTTGTTGCTTGTTGGTGCGGGAGCTGTCACTCGAAGTCTTCCTCGTACTCGTCGTCCGGGTCCTCGTCGAGGTCGGGGTTGCCGACCAGCACGGAGGCCGGGGTGACCGTGGAGCGCAGGTCGTTGAGGTCGGCGTCTCGGAGGTCGAGTTCGGCGGAAGTCTCCTCGGCGTCTGCGGTGGCGTCCTCCTCGGTGGGCTGGACGTCGTAGAGAAGGTGGCTCAGGCGGACCAGCGCTGCGGGCGTCAGGTGCTCGCCGTAGAGCCGAACGGCGTTCTCGATGATCGCCTCGGCGTATGCTGCGCGACCCCTCGCCTCCATCTCGGGCTTGCGCAGGCGAACGCCCGCAGCGATGAGGGAAGAGCCCGACTTGATGCGGGAATACACATCCTCGTTAGCGGTCTTCATACCCATTTGTTTCGCTCCAGTTTCTCTTGGGTGGGTGTTGGGGGAACGGGGCCGTCCCGTTAAGCCTACCCGTGAAGCTTACCCTGAACGGGGCCGGGGCGTTGGGTGGGTCGAAAATGTGGAGCGCGTGTCGAGAGAAATTGGGTGAACGGGTCAGGGGCGTTAGGGAGGAATGTGCAGGAAATGGGGTTTCCGGTGGCTGATGAACCGATGGCTGGGAGATGACGTCGGATGGGCATTCATCATTCTACCTGCGGGAACACGATGAATGGGATGCCAAGTCCCTATTTACGGGGCCGTGGGAGGCCTACCTACGTGACACGGCTACGAGGCGTTCGAGGGGTATTCTCGACTCGATATAGGGGGTTTATAGGGGTAATCATAGGGGGTCCCCTATACGTATGTCTCTCATTTATCCGATTCATCAGAAGGAAAGAAGGGAAAGGGCAGGTGAGAGGGTGTTCGGATGAGATTGCGGTATCCGATTGGCATCGGAAATTCATCGGAATGATGAGGTGTCGATAGCGACAAAGTCGTAACGAGTCGCAATGGCGTAAGGTTGTATGAGCTGATGATCAACGAGTCGAGTTGGGGTGTTGCACAATGGGCAGGCTGGCAAAGCGGAAGACGGCGGGGCGGGGGCCTGGACGACCGTCGGATATCACGAACCAGTTCAGGGATCAGGTCACCACTCGAGCTCTTGAGCTGCGTCGTGATTCATACACGATGCGTGAGACGGTGCAGATCGTCAACGAGGAGTTCAACGACAACCTGGCATTCGAGACTGTGAGGCGGTGGATTCAGGAGCGCATCAAGCCGGAGCTGGAGGAGACGGCTGAGGCATATCGACAGACGCTGCTCGAGCAGATCTCGTTGCAGAAGCGGCGGCTCGAACCCAAGATGCTGATGGGTGACGAGAAGGCCATTGCTGCATGGACTCGACTGGTGGATCGTGAGATGCGGTTGACGGGTGTCGAGAAGCCGGTGCAGGTCTCGCTGTCTGTGTCGAATGCGGACTCGGATGCACTCGAGGCGCAGCGGTTGCTCGATCAGTACTTCGGTGCTCCGTCCGGTGCTGGCCACGTTGTCCAGGGCGAGGTTGTGAAGCGCTCGGAAGGGGCGTAGCGGGGTGAATCGGGCGGAATCGCCAGGCTGGGACGTAAGGGCTCGGCGGCGGTCGGTTGGGGCAGGGGTGCCGGACGGGGCTGGCAGGCGCTTACGCCTCAGAAAGAATCGGCGCGCGGGGCAAGGGAGCGGGGGCTTCGGGGTCAGATAGCTGGGAGGCGTGCGAGATGAGCGCGAGATGCAAGGTGTGCAAGCGGCACAGGTGTGGCAGATGTGGGTGGACAGGTAGGCGCAAGGTTGGCGTGAGCGGGGATTGTGCTCGCTGTGGCGGCCACGTGACTACGCATGCTGTGATGCACAGGCCGGGGACGATGTGCTCGCTTGAGGACTCGGCTAAGAAGCACAAGCGGCACGAGTGTCGTTGGTGCGGTCGGGTGAGGCGGGACGACAGGATGCGGCGCTGGGACGGGCAGATGGAGTGCAGAGATGTCCACTCATGTGAGAGGGCTAGGAGGCAGCGCTGTGCGTAGTTCGTCGAGGCGCGTGTGTGGGGCCTGCTACCGCCACGTCTGCCCGTGCGGCTGGTACAAGGTCTTCAGTCGAGCGTTCGGTGGCGTGTCGGAGTGTGGGCGCTGCGGGACATCCTCAACGGTGACGGTGCGCGAGGTTGCGCACTACAATGCCGGCATGGATGCCGAGTGCGGCTATCGGAACGTGATGCCTGCGGAACGCCACGAGTGTCAGTTCTGCGGACGTGTGCGGGACGAGGCGCTGCTCGACTATGCGGCGGGTGAAGGCTGGGAGTGCAAGGATGCGCGGCGCTGTGAAGCGGCCGAGCACGGGATCGAGTTGGAGGCGGAAGCGGCATGACGGGCGACAAGCTGGTCGTGGGATACAACGAGTTCGTGGGTGCAGTGGCTGCTGGCCTGGAGTCCACGGACGAGCACTCGTGCCAGGAGCAGGACGGGGTGAAGTATCGAGACATGGCCAAGACGCTATGGGCGTCCGGGTACAGGTTCGACCCTGCGGCTCGGAGGGCATGGCTGATCGTGGAGCTGCGCAGTAGTCTGGACGGGTCGCTGAGCGAGATGTTCGCCGAGCTGCTTCAGCTGGCAGGGATCGATGATGCGTAGGTGTGTGTTGTTCGGGAAGCCGTACGTGTGGATGCGGGACAAGGATGGCGTGTTGGTGCTCTGCGGGGACGCCACGTTCGCCAATGTGCCGCAGCGTGTAGCGATGGGGCCTGTGTCGTTCGACGACCTGGTAGGCGAGCTGGGTAGGATTGAGCGAGAGGCGACAGGAGGTGAGTGAGCATGCCGATACAGAAGGTCCAGAGCGGATACCGATGGGGGCCGAGCGGGATGGTGTACCCGACCCGCAAGCAGGCGGAGACGCAGGGCGCAGCGATCGAGGCGAGCAAGGCGTCGTACACCCTGAAGTGGCCCGCGAGGAAGGGCAGGGAGCGCAAGCGGGTCGGCTGAGGATGACTGGTCGGGTGACCTGCTCGACCTGCTGGATGGACTCGCACCACTGCGAGCGGAACAGACGGTGTGCCTGTCCGGTATGCCGAACGCAAGAGGAGATCAACATGTTGGGCATGTCGCAGGACACGATCGATCGGGATGTGCAGGAGTGGGAGCGCATCGCGGCCGCACTGGTCTTCAGGCTTCCCGAGGGCGACGAGATCCTGATCGCGCGCAAGGTGGCATGCCCGACATGCAGCAAGCCTGCCGCTCTGGTGCTGGCCGAAGGCACGACGATTGGCTACGGTCGTCGCCACGCGCAGTGCGGACTCGACAAGGTGAAGGACGAGGAGAACAGCAATGGCTGAACTGACAGCGAGCATGACGGTGGCAACACAGGTCGAACTGGAGGTCGGAGACAAGACCGCAGCATGGCTCGTGTCGCTGGGCTGGACGCCGCCTGTCGAGAGCACGCCGGACTCGGGGACCGTCGAACCGGCCGAGCCCTACTCGGAGCCGAGGGTGCCGTCTGCCGGTCTGGAGGCGGCCAAGCAGGCGTTCACCGCGCGTCAGGCCGGGCTGTACAAGGCACAGCAGATCCGTGAGACGCTGAAGACCGAGGTGTCCTCGCCGGAGCGCATCGATGAGATGCTGACGATGGCAGGCGTTCCGCTCGGCAAGATGGACGCGATGGCGTCTTCGGAGACCGTCAGTGCCACCCCTGACGCCTGACCAGAAGAAGGCATACGCGGATCTGGAGCACGCCATAGAGGCTGTGCTCCGGCTCCGTGGGGCCAGAGGTGTCCTGACCGAGTACGTCACCCTGTGTGGAGTGCAGACCATCGACGACGACGGCGACACAGCCGGTTCCGTCATGATGATCCTGCCGATGGGTGGCGGACTGCCGTACCACAGGGTCATGGGCTTGATCGACTACACGCATACCGTCCTGCGCGCTGAGGTGGCGCGCAATGAGCTGGGCTTGGGGACAGACGATGACGACGACGCTGGCTGAGTACTTCCAGGACGTGGCCGACGCCATGTGCAATGGGTCCGTCGAGGCACTGCGCATGCTGTTGGGCCAGTCCTCAGGGCGTCGGTATCTCACCTATGACGAGCCGCTGCTGTTCGCCCTGACCTACATGCCGCACTCGCTCAAGATGCCGGCACCGATGGAGGAGCTGGCCGAGGGTGCCGACTCCGAGGTGGGCGTCATCTCGATGTCGGAGTTCCACTGGGACCTATGCGAGAAGGCGCGCGAGTGGGCTGAGAAGCCCGCTGCACAGTTCGGCCCTGCCGAGATGCGGGACGCCTTCATCGCACCCCGAGATGCCGGCAAGTCGACATGGCTGTTCAAGATCCTCCCGATGTGGGCGGCTGCACACGGGCACGTCAAGTTCGTGGCCGCGTTCGCCGACTCCGGGCCGCAGGCGAAGAAGCACCTGTCCAGCTTCAAGCGAGAGCTGGAGGCGAACCCGCTTATCCAGTCCGACTTCCCGGATCTGTGCCAGCCGCTGAAGAGGCGCGGCAACATGACGGTGGCGGACACGCAGGACCTGTACCAGGCGCAGTCGGGGTTCGTGTTCGCTGCTGGTGGAGCGGACGTCTCCGTGCTCGGTATGAAGGTGGAGGACAAGAGGCCCGACCTCTTGATCCTCGACGACCTCGAGCCCGACGAGGCCAGCTACTCCCTGTACCAGATGGAGCAGCGACTGGGCACTCTGACAGACGCCATCCTGCCGCTCAACATCCGAGCCCGCGTCATCCTCGCAGGCACCGTCACCATGCCAGGCTCGATCACGCACCAGCTGATCAAGGCGACACTGCCAGGCGAGGAGACCGAGGAGTGGATTACCACTGAGAAGTTCAAGGTCCACCACTACAAGCCGATCGCAGTCGACGACGAGGGCAATGAGCGCAGCCTTTGGCCGGAGAAGTGGCCCATGGACTGGCTCAACTCGGTGCGCCACACGCGGTCGTTCGCCAAGAACTACGAGAACAACCCGCTCGCGATCGACGGCCAGTACTGGACGCGGGACGACTTCACATACGGCTCGCTGCCTTGCGCCATCACGGTGCTGTCTGTCGACGGTGCAGTCACAGACAACAAGAAGAGCGACTTCACGGGGCTGGCCGTTGTTGGGGCCACGGCTCATCAGCCGGGGGACCTCAGGCGTCGATGCGAGGTCAAGTACGCGGTCGGCGTCAAGTTGCTCGGCAAGGCGCTGCGAGCACGCATCCTGAAGATCATCGAGATGTACCCGGAGATCAAGGTGATCCTTGTCGAGGCGAACCAGGGTGGCGAGCTGTGGCGAGACGTGATGCACGACATGCCCGTCAAGGTGGTGCTGTTCAACAACTCCGAGCCCAAGGAGGTTCGGGCTGGTAAGGTGCACGCCTACTACCAGCGTATCCCGACGCGCGTCATGCACACCGAGCGACTGCCGCAGGCCGAGGAGAACATGGTCGGCTTCCCCAAGCTCAAGCACGACGACATCGTGGACGCTGTGGGCAATGCAGTGCTGAAGCTCTTGGGCGCTCCCAAGACAACGCGCCGAAAGGTTTCCAGCGGAGCTTATGCATAATGCCGCAGGGACAAGGTATCATTGGCCCATTGCGGCATGGCCCTGAGTGGGGCAAGCAGCCCTGACCTGGGGCATCTCCTCCTTATGGGATGCCTTGTGCACATTTGTTGAGGAGGTGTTATCCATGGCCCACAAGCAACTGCTGCGGGATTCGCTCAAGGAGCTCGACAGGGCAATCCCCGGCTATGTCGAGGCGGACAAGTTCTACAAGGGCACGTTCGCCGAGCCCTTTCAGAGCCTGGTGATGCAGCGCCTGCTGATCCGCAAGGAGGTCAACTACAAGGCCGTGCTCAGCGCGGTTCCGGTTGACGCCGTTGTTGAGAAGCTGGAGATCGTCGACATCCAGTCCAACGACGAAGAGATCACGGACTTCCTGCAGGACGAGGTCTGGAAGGCGAACCAGTTCCAGTTCGTTCACAAGACCGCGATCCTCGCTGCCGAGAAGTTCGGCGACGCCTACATCTTCATGTGGCCCGAGTACGACGACGCAGAGGGTGCAGTCGACGAGACCGCGACGGGCGGCGAGGACGAGGACGGGGCGCAGCAGGAGCTCACGGGCATCGTGGCGTGCTACCAGTCGCCCATGAAGGTCCGCGTGTTCTACGACGACATGAACCCGTCGAGGAAGACGCACGCCGTCAAGCGGCTCAAGACCGGCAAGGGCAAGCAGGAGCGGGCCTGGCTGTACCTCGAAGACGGCACCATCGAGCTGTACGAGACGCCGCTGAACAAGTGCGGGATCGACGACTTCGAGTACGTGGAGGACGTCGAGAACTACACGGGTGGTATCCCGTTCATCCACCTGCGGAACGACCTGCCCTACGGCTGCCCGCTGCACAAGAACGCATACGGTCCGCAGAACCAGATCACCAAGTTCCTCGTGAACGAGGTGTCGGGCTCGGACTTCAACGCGTTCCCGCAGCGGTACGCTCTGGCCAAGACGCGCTCTGCATCTTCCGGCGGCGACGACATCGACTGGTCGGGCACGGATGAGACCATCCCGGACAAGGACGAGAACATCGTCAGCAAGCTGGTCTCCGGACCGGGGCGTATCTGGGACATGTCGGGCTTCGACTCCGTGGGGCAGTTCGCCAGTGCGGACGTCGAGCAGTACCTGAAGCCGTTGGACAAGGCTGTGCAGCTCATGGCTGCCGCCACGAACACGCCGGTTTACTACTTCACTGCAGACAACGTGGGCGGAGGTACGCCTTCGGGTGAGGCCGTCCGTCAGCGTGACGCGCGCCTGAACACCAAGGCGGAGTGGCAGCAGAAGCTTCTGGACTCCCAGTTCGACGAGATGCTCATGATGGCTGTGGACATCGCGTTCGACGCTCCTGACGACCTCTCGATCTCGATCAAGTGGAAGCCGATCGAGTACGTGCCGGAGACCGAGAAGCTGGAGCTCGTCCAGAAGAAGATCGACCTGGGCATCCCGCCTGCCATCGCGTTCGCGGAAGCGGGCTACGACGAGACCACGGTCCAGACGTGGCTCACGGGGCAGCCCAACGACACCGAGCTGCTGCGCCGTGTGACCCTGCTCAACACCATGGGTGACGCGGTCCAGAAGATCGGCACCGCTGCGGCTCTGGGCATCGACCTGTCCCAGGCCAACGAACTGATCTCCGAGCTGTTCAGCGACATCGCTGGACTCCGCGAGAGCAACACCGACGAGGAAGGCTGAAGTCCATGAACGCCGAGAGCTTGATGCACGAGCGCGGCAACGTCGCCGTCATCGCGCACAAGAACCAGTTCACCCGCGAGGAGAAGGATGCGCTGCGCAACAGCGATCTCGTCTTCGCGACCGGGGACCACTACGTCCTGCCGATCACCGAAGAGGTCGAGCTCAACGACGCTCTCGCGCTCGCCGCGTACGAGGAGTTCGAGGAAGACCAGCGCACCCCGATCACCGAGGTTGCTCCCGGCGGAGAGCCGACCATGGAGGACCTGCGCGGTCTGACGGTGGCGCGGCTCCAGGAGCTGGCCGACAACGAGAGCGTCGACCTGACCGGCCTCAAGCTCAAGGACGACATCCTGGGTCGGCTGGCGATGCACTTCGGGCTCGACCCGGCCAACTGAGAGGTGTGACATGGCTGACCTTCTCGATGAAGCGATCGAGGATCTATACAAGCGCAAAGGCAGGAATGTCCGCGTCATCGATGAGAGCGACCCGACGCTCACCGGGAGGGATCGGGACACGCTGATGGCTGCAAGGACGATGAGGCGTGCGCTCCTGGTGAACAGGAGCGCATATGCCAACAGGATGGACCTGGAGAAGGCCAAGGAGGGATGACCGATGGCCGACCCGATCAACGCTGAAGAGCTGCTGGCTCTTGTGCAGCAGAAGCAGATCGACGTGATTGCCGGCATCGAGGACAAGGCGATCAAGGCGGCTACAGAGAAGCGCTTCGCTGCCATCGACGATGCCATCGGGTCGGCCACGTCCAACTGGATCAAGGCGTTCGGCACGATGTCGGCTGACGGCGAGGGTGCGCCGCTCGACGACATCCTCCGGAAGGCGCTGTCCGCGAGCAACGGCGCGCTCAAGGGGCTGGAGGGTTCGGTCATCTCGGCCCTCTCGGAAGCCGTAGGCTCAGCCGTAACGGCCGCACAGGCGCAGGGTAAGGACTTCGTTGAGGCCGCCACCGGGAAGCGCGCAGCTGCCAAGGTAGCGACGCCTGCGGTGTCCCTGGCCGAAGAGCGCGCGGCCGTGAAGGCGGCAGTCAAGGAAGGCGAAGGGATCTTCAAGAGGATCCTGCGCAAGCCGGTTATCGAGCGTCTCGGTCTGCGTGGCGTGCTGTCGGGGCTGCGTCAGGCTCGCAATGTCGTATCGCGCGCCAAGTCCACGATCACGACGTCGGTGAACGCCAACGTCACCAAGACGATGCAGGCAACCTCGGTCGCCAACAAGGCGAAGTACGAGGTGTGGGTGTCCGAGCGCGACGCGTGCGTGAACTGCCTCGCCTATGCCGGCAAGATCGTGCCCGTTGGAGAAGGCTGGCAAGAGGGCCTCTCGTGGGATCCCAAGCAGAACGATCCGCAGCCCAAGGGAAGGGGCAAGGGAGTTCGTCCGCCTCTCCATCCACATTGCCGATGCAGGCCCGTTCCGTGGGATCCAGCGTGGGCTCGTGAAGGCGAGGTAAGCTTGCCGGAAGCGGTCAGCCGAGAAGCGCAAAGGTCCATCGCAAGAGGATTCTCACTCCCTTCCGAATCCAATGCAGCGAGGATCCGAGCGTTGAAGAAGCTGCTTTCGGGCAGCCCCGATCTCCCCAAGACCGTGCTCGAACGAGCTCGTCGTGATTTGAAGAATGGCGAGTTCGCAAGAGGTCGGAGTGTTCCGACCACGAATCCCTAAGGACTACTGCACATGATGAAGCACCTTCTCCGTCCTGGAATGCAGGCCGCGATGTCCGTGGGAACGGACCTCCTGACCGCATCCGGTGTGGACGGATACGAGCCTGGGTGGGCTCACCCCTACGCCACGGATCCCTTCTCGCCCGTGTTCTACGCCGATGGTGGCGACGAGGACGACGACGAGGATGAAGAGGACGAGGAGGACGACAAGGGCAAGGAGGACGAGGACGACGACGATGACGACGATGACGAGGACAAGGGCAAGACGCCCGAGGAACTCGCCGCCGAAGTCAAGCGTCTGCGTGCCGCGTACCTCAAGAAGCTCAAGAACTCCAAGAACCGTGGCACCCGGCTGACGGCTGCGGAGGCGGAGAAGGCGAAGCTGCAGTCCGAGTACGCCACTCTGCAGGAGCAGTTCGACGAGCTCAAGAAGACTGCCGGCAAGGAGGTCGACTCCGAGGCCGCGACGCGCCGCATCAACGAGCTCATCGAGAAGGCGCGCGACGAGGGCAAGGAAGCGTTCAAGCCCACCGTCATCCGCATGGCCGCCCGTGCCGAGCTCATGGCGGCCGGTGCCCGTCCCGCCCTGGTGGACCGCCTGGTCCGGATGATCGACGTCGGTGAGGTCGACATCGACGACGAGGACGGCACCATCGACGTCACCGACCAGGTGGACGCCCTCAAGAAGGACATGCCCGAGATGTTCGGGCCGAAGCGGGCCACCACCGCGCGGAAGCGCAAGGCCGCTGGTTCGGGCGGGGGCGAGGGATCCGGCGGCGGTGCTGGCACCGGCAAGGGTGCGGCCCGCAAGGCTGGTGGCTCCGGCGGCGGCGACGAGGGTGCCGGTGAGGAGAAGCTCACGGCCGCACAGAAGGTGGCGAACCGGCTGCGAGGCCTGTAAGCCAGAACACGGTGCATGGGGTATCATTACCCCGAGCACACCGGCCTTGTGCCGAGTGCAGCAGCCCTGGGTGGGGCAAGGATCCCCGCCTGGGGCTGTTTGCATTGATCATCTCATCTCCTGGAAGGAGCCCTTCATGGAATTCTCCATGGACGCATGGGCTGCGCGCAAGGCCAAGTATGCGGCCGAGCTCGCTGCCCGCGATGTGTGGACCGAGTTCGAGCCCGGCGACGTCGTCGGCTACCGCGCGAGCGGTGCGCCCATCCTGTTCGCAGCCGGTGGTGCGGCGGACAACTTCGACGACTGGATCCCGGAGGAGACCGACTCCGCCGTCATCCAGCGCGTCGCGCAGGTCTCGGCCGTGGAGTTCTTCGGGCGTCACACCCCGATGTCCACCGCGACCAAGAAGGAGCCGCGCTCCTCGGGCATGGAGGTCAAGACCCTCGGCAAGTCGGGTCAGTACACCTCCAGCAACGACGAGAACGACGACGTCCTGCTCACCGCGCGGAAGCACACCGGCCTCCTGACCGTGGCGGAAGAGGACCTGAACGACTCTGCGGCGGACATCATCGCCACCAAGGAGCGCGACTGGGCCACCTCCTACGCCAAGTACTTCGACAACGCGACGCTCGCGACCTCCGCTGCGGAGAACGCGCCGACCGTCCCGTACACGTCGGTGTACTACGCGCTCACGCAGACCAACGCGACCACCGGCTACACGGCCAACGACAACATCGTCGGCACCGTGACGGTCGGCGAGGTCACCTACGACGAGCTGTCCGAGGCGCTCGGTCGGTACGAGGACGGCGACTACTTCGACGAGTCGATGTCGGTCGTCATCGCGCACCCGACCTTCCGCAAGCAGCTCCGTCAGATCAAGGACGACCAGGGCCAGCCGATCTTCGTGCGGGGTCAGGGCGGTGACGCCGGTACGCCGGACACCGTCTTCGACATCCCCGTCCGTTGGTCGAACGGCTGCCGCCTGTCCGCCACGGCCTCTGCCGCTCCGGCCGGTGCCCCGATCATGGTCTTCGGCAACCGCGACTTCCTGATCGTCGGCGACCGCTCGACCGTCGAGACCCAGCCGATCCCGGCCGCGATCTCCACGACCGACGAGGCCAACGTCAAGATCCGCGTCCGCAAGGGCTTCGCGATCGGCCACGAGAAGGCGTTCGCCGTCCTCATCGACGACGGCTCCGCCCTGAGCTGATCTCCGTAAGGCCGTACACGCCCCGTAGGCGGCCTGCGAGTGACGGCCCGGTCCCCTTGCCGGGGATCGGGCCGTTCTCACGTTACACGCCCACCGAGGACCCAAGACGACCGCGAGGAGGACGAACGTGTCAACGCCGGAGGAGTGCACGGACACCTGGGCCACCCCGGCCGAGGCGAGCACGATCACTGGAGTAACGCTTTACCAGTCAGACTTGAACACCGCACAGTCGATCATCGACTTGTTCACGGACCTCCACTATGGACTCGTTGACGACCTCCAGCCGCGCACGTTGCGCATCCTGAAGCAGGCCGTCAGCTGGCAGGCCAAGTGGCAGAAGGAGCAGGGTACCGAGGACTTCGGTACCGGGCTCGAGAAGCAGAGCGAATCGCTCGGCGACTACAGTTACACCAACGGCTCCGGCGGTTCGGGGTCGGGCGGCAGCTCGGAGGATTCCGCGATGCTCGCGCCGATCGCGCAGCGCTGGATAACCAAGCTCGGATGGAAGCGCACCCGCACGATCGACCCGCTCACCCCGAGTGAAAAGATCCTCGTGGAGAACGGCGACATCGACGGGATCTTCCCGTGGATCCAGCGCCCCGATATCGGATCGGGGTACTGAGATGAGCTTGGTGACACATCTGCTCAAGCAGACCGCCGATGTCTATCGACGGACTGAAGTGTCGGACGGGCAAGGTGGAGTGGATTACTCCTATGCCCTGCTTGAGAGCGCACGCAGAGTCAAGATTGACCAAGCGTCCGCCAGGGAGCAGTTCGAGGCTGAGCAGGCTGGTGCATCTCTGACCCACAAGGTGTACCAGAATCATGACGACGACATCCAGCGCGGCGATGAATATCGCCAGGGCTCGGATCATTTCCGTGTGATGAACGTCGTCAAGCCCTCCACGTCCGGGGTCTATCTCCGGGCAGACGTGGAGCTCATCCAGAGCGAGCAGGGGAGTTGATCATGGCCGACATCGAGAAGCCCTCTCAGGAGGCGAAGCCGATCGGCCCCACCGAGGCGCGTGAGCGGGCGGAAGCTGCAGCCCGTGCCGGGCAGTGGGAAGAGTCGCAAGCATGGTCTCTGCTCGGCCTGCTCGCTCTGGAAAGGCGCAACGCGTCGGGAGGTCGTCGTGGGAATTAGGGCACGCGGCATCCGAGCCGCGCAGAACCGGCTCAACAGCCTGGCCGACCGGATCGCGGGTGCGACCGAGGAGGCCATCAGCGACTTCGCCGACGAGGTTGTGGACCACATGAAGGGCGTCGTTCCGGTCGACACCGGCAGGCTCCGCGACTCCATCGACAAGCAGGTCTCCGGAACGCAGGTCACCGTCGGACCGCGCGGGGTGGAGTACGCCTCGTTCGTCGAATACGGGACCAGCCGAGGACCGGCTCAGCCGTACGTACGACCGACGATCCAGTGGGTGCGGGCTAACGGTCCGGCCCGCATCGCGAGGCGCATCGAAGGAGTGATCGAGGAATGAGCACTCCCGCATCGCTGCCGCCTTTCAACGAGCTTCAGAAGCAGCTGTTCGTCGCTCTCGATGGCGACATCTCTGCTCCTGTATACGACAATGTTCCAGAGGACGCGGCTAAGCCCTGGGTGACGATTGGTGAAGTGTTCGCTATTCCGGACACATGGCACGGTGGATTTGGCTGGGACATCCTGGCCACGATCCACGTGTGGACCAAATCCCTCGGCTTCAAGTCGGCCCTGGACATTGCCCAGGAGATACTCCCCATCCTGGACCACAAGCGGGCATCCCTTGCCCTGCCGGACTCCTGGTCGGTTGTCTCAATTCGATTCGTGTCGCTCGCTACCCTGCGCGACCCGGACCCCGAGATCCGCCACGTACCGGTACAATTCCGGATAGTGATTCACCAGCAGGAGGTGTGACCAATGGCAGGACAGGATGCATGGGGTACCCAGTTCAAGCGTGAGACCAACACGCCTGGGACCTTCGAGGTCGTGGCCAACATCACGGACATCTCGGGTCCGAGTCGGGAGCGGGAGGCCATCGAGGTCACCGCGCACGACTCGCCCGACCAGTACCGCGAGTTCGTCAAGGGCCTCAAGGACGGCGGGGAGGTCGAGATCACGATCAACTACGACCCCGGCGTCGCGACGGTCGCGGTGCTCGACGACGACTTCGAGGAGGACGACAACCGGAACTACCAGGTCGTCATCTTCCCGGACACGGCCGACGAGTACACCTGGGACTTCGAGGGCCTCATCACCGCGAACGGCGACGAGTTCCCGCACGACGACAAGATGGAGAGGACGGTGACCGTGAAGATCAGCGGCAAGCCGGTCCTCACCCACACCGCTGGCAGCTGAGGAAGAGCGCATCATGGCACTGTTGGGCAAGCAGCAGATCAACGCGGTAGTCGACCGCAAGTGGGAAGACGTCGAGGTCCCCGAGTGGGGCGGAGAGGTTCGTCTCATGGAGCTCTCGGCAGCCGATCGCGGCTACATCGAGGCGGGCTCGGTCGTGGCGAACGGGCAGACGCCCGCTCTCAAGGTCGAGTCGCTCAAGGTGTACCGCGAGAAGCTCGTCTCGTTCGGGCTCGTGGACGAGAACTTCGAGCGGCTGTACACCAACAAGGAGATCGTTGACCTCGGCAAGAAGTCGGGCCAGGTCATCGAGCGTCTCGCGGACAAGGTGCAGAAGCTCTCGGGCATGGGCCGATACGCCGTGAAGGAAGCCGAGGGAAACTCCGACGCCGCCCCGAGCTCCTCTTCCGCTTCCGACTAGCAGAACACCTCGGGATGACCGTGGCCGACCTGGACTCCCGAATGGGTGCGTCCGAGCTGACCGAGTGGATCGCGTTCGAGAATGTAACCGGTCCGCTCGGTCGGCGTCGTCAGGACATCCAGGCGGCCACAATTGCGGCCACCATAGCCAATGCCAACCGGGGCAAGAAGGGCAGGAAGTTCAAGCTGTCCGACTTCCTGATCCCGTACGGCACGTCGGAGAAGAAGACGCCTGAGCAGATGCTCGCGGCGATCAAGAGCATCAACAAGTCGATGGGAGGTGAAGAACGTGGCTGACGTGGATATCGATATCGCAGCCAACCTCGGCAACACAACCTCGACGCTCAACAGCGCATCTCAGGGGCTCGGCTCTCTCGGCGACGCGGCCAACGCTGCAAGTTCCGATCTGGACGGAGTCGATAGCTCTGCGACGCAGGCGGAAGGCGGCCTCAACAAGGTCGGTGTCGGAGCGATCGCTGCAGCCGGTGGCATGAGCCAGATGACCGACATCGTCGGACAGGCTGTCGACGTATGGAACCTTGGCGACCGCGCAGCGGACGACCTGGCTCGTGCACAGAACGACGTGGCTCAGGCCGCGCTCGACCTGACGCAGGCCAACCAGGACATGAAGCAGTCCCAGATCGACGCGAACCAGGCTCAGATCGACGGCACCCAGTCGGGCATCGACCTTGAGCAGGCTCTGCTCGACCAGAAGACTGCACAGAAGGACTACAACGAGGCGGTCAAGGAGTACGGGGCCAACTCGCTGGAAGCCCAGCAGGCGGCCATCGACCTGAAGCAGGCGGACGCGGACGCCAAGCAGGCCAAGCTCGACGGCAAGCAGGCGACCGAGGACTTCAACCAGGCACAGATCGACGGCAAGCAGTCCACGATCGATGCCAAGAATGCACAGCTGGACCTCAACGAGGCACAGCGCAACGTGCAGAGTACCGAGATCATGTCGGGATGGTTCGGCGTCGTCTCACAGCTCGGCACTGCAGTCTTCGGTCTCGTCGGCACGTTCGCGCTCCTCGGCACGGCCTGGATCGGAACGGCGGCGACCGCTGTTGCGACGGCTGTCACCACTGCAGCCGCATGGGTCGGTGCATGGATTGCCATGGCTGCCAGCGCCACGGCTTCTGCGATCGCGATGGCAGCTGCCTGGCTCCTGTCGATCTGGCCGATTGCTCTGGTGATCGCGGCCATCGTGCTCATCGTCGTGCTGATCATCAAGTACTGGGACCAGATCAAGGCGGCGACCATCGCCGTCTGGAACGCGGTCATGGGCTGGCTCGCCTCCGCCTGGGAGACGATCAAGGCGACCGCCATCTCGGCATGGAACGCGGTCTGGAGCTTCTTCGTCGGCCTGTGGAACAAGATCAAGGCCGTCATCTCCGGAGCCATCGACGTCATCAAGTACATCTTCTTCAACTTCATGCCGCTGGGCATCATCATCAAGAACTGGGGTGGCATCACCGGCTGGATCAAGGGGGCCTGGGACAAGGCTGCAGGACTCGTCAAGGGTGCCGTGAAGAGGATCGGTGGATTCTTCAACGGCATGTGGAACGGAATCAAGAACGGGCTCAGCTCTGCGCTGAATGGAGCCATCGGCCTTATCAACCGGGCCATCGGTGGAATCAACAGCCTGATTCGTGGAGCCAACCGCGTTCCCGGCGTCAACATCCCGCAGATCCCGTCTATCCCGTATCTGGCTTCTGGTGGTGTGACAACCGGTCCGACCCTGGCGATGATCGGTGAAGGCCGAGAGCAGGAAGCCGTCCTCCCCCTGAGCAAGCTTCAGGGTATGCTTAACATGACCGGAGGTGGTGGCGTGTCTGCCACAGTTATCGAATTCCGAGGAGGCTCCAGGGCATTCAGGGAGTTCTTCCAGGAGTCGGTTCGCACCCAGGCCGGTGGAAGCGTAGTCAAGTTCGCGGAGGGATAAGAGATGCCGAGCCTGCCGCCCCGCATCACAGCCGATCTGTTCTATGACGGGCTGTGGAACGACATCACGTCCGGCCTGAGCCAGACGGAGTCGGTCGAGATCACGCGGGGAGCCACGTCCGAGGGGAACCAGCCGGACCCCAACGAGGGCTCGGCTCTCCTCCAGAACGCAACGGGCAACTTCAGCCCGAAGAACCCCAACAGCCCGCTGTACGGCAAGATCGGGCGCAACACGCCGATCCGCTTCAATGTGGATGCCGGCAGTGTGCGCCTCAACCTTCCGAGGCCCAACGCCGAATCCACCGCGATCGCCGCCGACAACGCCGCGCTCGACATCACGGGCGACATCGACATTCGGATCGATGCCCGGCTCAACTGGGGCGACCGAGGAGCGGCCAACGTCCTGGAGCTCATCGGCAAGCAGGAGACCGTCGGCGACCAGAGGTCCTGGCGATTCTTCAACTATGGCGAGTCCTTCACCGGGTTCGGCGGCAAGGTCGGCTTCCTGTGGTCGCTGGACGGAACCGACACCGGTGCCGGACAGGCCATCTCGACGGAGCGCCTTCCCGTGGCCCCTCGCCGTCGTCTCGCCGTCAGGGTCACGCTGGACGTTGACAACGGGGCCGGTGGCTGGACGGCCAAGTTCTACACCGCTCCGACTATCGCCGGTCCGTGGCAGCAGCTCGGCGAGGACGTCACCGGCGTCGGCGTTACGTCTATCTTCTCCAGCGCATCCAATCTGAACGTCGGCAACGTCCTGAGTCAGGGGCAGAACGGCCCGTCGGGGTCGTTCTACACCGCGCAGGTCTACAACGGCATCGACGGCACGCTGGTTGCAGACGCCGACTTCACTTCTCTTGCAGCGGGCACAACCGCATGGACCGACTCGGTGGGCCGCTCATGGTCGCTCGCGGGCTCGGCGGAGGTTTCCTCAACCCTGAGCCGCCTCGTCGGCGAGGTGCCCGCCTGGCCACCGCGACGGACAACCTCGGGGCATGTGACCGTCCCGATCGCGCCCGCTGGCATCCTCCGTCGTCTCGGATCGGGGTCCAAGCCCCTTCAGTCTGCAGCTTTCCGGTCGACGCAGTTCAACGATCCGGACGCGCCAATCCTGGAGTACTGGCCGTGTGAGGACGGCGAGGAGGCTGGCACGATCGCGTCCGGCCTCGACGGTGGAAAGAACGCCATCATCTCGGGCAACATCGCGCTGGCTGCATCCAGCGTGTTCATCTCGTCTGCGCCGCTGCCTGAGATGAACGCATCCTCGTTCTCGATGCCGATCCGGTCGTACACGACGACTGGCGAGAGCCAGATGCGCTTCTTCATGTCCATCCCTTCGGGCGGACTGGTGGACGGAACGCTGCTCGCTCGCATGACCTGCACTGGCACCGCCAAGTCGTTGGACATGACGTACACGACCGGCGGCGGACTGCAGTTCAGCGCGTACGACGGCGACCGAACGCTGCTCGACCAGACGGGCGCGATCTCGTTCAACGTCAACGGGCGTCCGATGCGATTCTCCATCGGACTTACGCAGGTCGGTGCGGACATCCAGATCACCGTCGGCTCGCTCGTCCCCAACGCCGCGTTCGCCAACGTCCTCGTGGACACGCTCAACGGGGCGACCGTCGGCCGTGTGACGGGCATGTCCATCGGATCGACCGTTGACATTGCGGACTCTGTGTTCGGCCACGTGACGTTCCAGTCTGCAGAGACCAACCTGTTCGACGTCGTCGAGCAGCTGGACGCGTACGACGGAGAGGCCGCCGGAACGCGCATCGTCCGGCTATGCACCGAGCAGGGCGTCTCGGCTTCCTTCCCCGCGTCCGCTCTCGCCGATCAGATCACCCTTGGTCCGCAGCGGATCAAGAAGTTCGTGGACCTTCTGGAGGAGGCCGCCACATCGGACCAGGGCTTCTTGCTGGAGGCTCGGGACGCGATCGAGATCAACTATCGTTCGCTGACTACGATGTACAACCAGATCCCCGGCGTCGTCCTGGACTACTCGGCCGGTCTCATCAGTCCGCCGTTCCAGCCGGTTGACGACGACAAGCTGACGCAGAACAGCGTCATCGTCAAGGTGGACGGAGGCTCTAGCAGCTCTCCGCAGATCCTCACGTCGGGTCCGATGTCGATTCAGGATCCGCCCGACGGAGTCGGCCTGTACGACGTGGAGTACACGTACAGCCTGGAGAACATCCTCCTCGCGGACAGCCTGGCCGGATGGCTGCTCCGCACGGGCACCTTCGACGGGCTTCGGTACACCCGCATCACTCTCGATCTCGCGAACGCACGTGTGTACCAGTACGCCGAGGACATCCTCAGCCTGGACGTCGGCGACATGATGCGTCTCCGCAACCTTCCGGACGACCTCCCGCCGGACGATGTGGACCTGATCATCATCGGGTACAGCGAGACCATGGGTCCGGAGGAGTGGAAGATCACGTTCGTCTGCATCCCCGGCGAGCCCTACAACGTGGGCAGCGTTCCTGGCACCGGCACGAGCGACGACTTCGCGACGAACTTCGACAATCGGGCGGACCTCACGAACTCGACCGTTCTCACGGCCGCTGATTCGGACGACACCTCCATCGAGGTTGTTCTTGCCGACGACTCGGGCGTCCCTTGGGCGAGCGCCTATCCCGTGATCAGCACCAATCCGGCCTTGCGTGCAGGCATCACGAACTGGAGGGCTCAGGGCGGATCCCTGGCATGGGCAGACGCTCCCGGCGAGCTTCCGTTCGACACCGTCAAGGCTGCGAAGTTCACGAGCGATGGCGTCGCAACAATCCAGTCCATCATCAACGACTCGTCGGCTGCCGGCACCGTCACGCCTTCCCTGGCGTACTACGCCAACGGATGGATCTACTCCGACTTCACGATCCGCGCCCGCATCGCGATTAACTGGGCTGACGCCTCCAACGTGTATCTGTCCACGTCTAGCGGATCCACAATCGTGATCCAGCCTGGCGTGTGGACATACCTGTCCGGCTCGATGGTCGCTCCTGCGAGCGCATCTCGCGGTGCTGTCCACTTCAGCCTGGACGATTCCACCGGGGCTGCGACCGTGCCCGTCGACGCGCAGGTGTTCGGAACGGAGGCACGACTCCGTCGAGACGGCTCGTCCGTCTATCAGCAGTTCAGCGAGGACGACTTCCCTCTCGCTCTCCGGATCGACGGCGAGGTTGTGCGGGCCGAATCCTGCGTGCCGAAGTTCCACGATTCGTTCTTCCGCACCGTGGCGAGTGGCTGGGGCACCTCCGACTCGGGCCACGTTTACGGAACCGGTGGAGGCACGGCTGCCGACTACTCGGTTGACGCCACGGCTTTGGAGGGAAGGCACACCCTCGCAACAGTCAACGCGTCGCGTCGCACGTTCTTCACGTCATTCAGAGACGACATCGACACGACGTGCTTCATCGGGACGGACCAGCTCGCCACCGGGGCGAGCCTGACCGGAGGGATCACCGGTCGATACGCCGACGCCGATAATCTGTACACCGCTCGGATCGAGTTCACGACGGACGCGATGCTGAATCTCTCGATCCGCAAGCGAGTAGGCGGCGTCGAGACGCAGCTGGGATTCGTCGATACGCAGATCGCGCACGTGGTCGGTCGCGGATACGGACTTCGATTCTACATACGAGGTTCGAACCTCAAGGCTCAGCTCTGGGACAGCAACAACGGACAGGCTATCCAGAGGCCGTGGGATCTGGAAGTCACCGACACGGATCTCACGACCGGAACGCTCCAGGGATTCAGGTCCATATCGTTCTCGTCGAACACCAACGTCAACCCGATCGTGGCGTACGCTTTCGCCAAGAACAACTATCCGCAGGTGTTCGTCGTGGAGCGTTCGAGGAACGGGGCTGTCAAGTCGATTCCCGTCGGGGCAGACGTCAACGTCAACGAGCCGCTGACCACCATCGTAAGGTAATGGAGGAGCAATGAGTGTAGCACAGTGGCTTGGCGGCCAGCGCGTCACGGCCGAACGCCTGCAGGAGATGCTCAACAAGTTCTCCGACTTCACGCCGACGCTCGGCGTGTCGTCGGGGACCGCGCCGACCTACGGCAACGCGACCGTCCTCTGTCGATACTCGCAGTCCGGGGATTTGGTCACGGCGCACTACAACATCGTGTGGGGAAGCACTTCGACATTCGGCACTGCGAGCGGTTCGTCCAACTGGCGATTCGGCCTGCCTGTGCCTGCAGCCGCCACGACCCAGGCGACCGGCGTGATCTTCGTGGAGAACGGGACGGCTAAGCGTTATCCGTGTCGTGCAAGGTTCACGAGCACGACCTTCATGGAGCTGGAGCTGGCTGGTGGAGCACCGGACTCCGTGGCCGCCGCCAACACTGGCATCTGCGACGCGATCACTCCGTTCACCTGGAACGACCCCGACACCCTCAAGGGCGTCATCCGCTACGAAGCCGCGTGAGGAGGAAGCATGGCTGCATCATCCTGGGTCGGAGGCGAGCTGCTCGCTGCAGACCGGCTTGCGAACATGCTTCACAAGTCGTTCGACTTCACGCCCACCTGGAACACCGTCACCAGTGACAACGATCCGTCGTACGGCAACGCCGTGATCGACTGCCGATACACGCAGTCTGGCGATCTGGTCATCGTCCATTACGGGATCACGTTCGGGTCGACTACCAACTTCGGCACCGCTCCGGTTGTTGCCGACGACTGGATCTTCTCGCTGCCGGTCAACGCTCTCGACGGAGCGGTGATCGTCCAGGCCGTCGGAGAGCTGACGATCGGGACGACTGCGGGCGGTGCGAGGGTCACCACCCGTGCTCGCCTGCACGACGAGAGTAACGTCAAGATGGATATCTCGAACGGCAGGCTTGACGCCGGAGCCATCGCAGCCGCCAACCGATCTCTCGTGGACTCAATCTCGCCCTTCACGTTCAACAGCGGATCGTTCGTCAAGGGTGTAATCGAATACGAAGCGGCATAGGCACCCGGTAGAGCGCGCTTCCGGGGCAGTGGGTAAGATTGCTTAGGTCAGCCAACCGAAGGAGCCTACGCGATGTCAACACCCGAGGACACGGTCCCCGAGCGCCTCGCTCGTATCGAGACCAAAGTGGATCAGCTCTTGGAGAGAACCAAGGAAGACCGAACGGACTTCCGAGGCAGGATCAGGGCGCTGGAGTACTGGCGATACGGAACGGGCGCGGCGGTGATCGCTTCGGTTGTGAACCTGATCCCGGGTTCGACCACGAAGGGCTGAGAGCCCGCGTAAGGCCCGAACGGCTGCCCATGAGGCCCGCGTACCGACCCCGACCCACGGGGCGGCTACGCGGGCCTCTGCGTCGTTTCTGGGATGCTCCTCGGCGATCGTGTTCGGGTATGATTCAACTGAAACACAGCTACGGGGCGAAACGCAGGGAGCAACAGATGGCAACACCGCTCAGTGCAGATACGATCCTCACGGTGCTTCGGGCCGAGGGGATCGAGGTCTTCGAGCACACCGGATGGAAGACCCACAACCGCGACGCGGCCACCGGCAAGACCTTCGGGCCGGTGCACGGCGTCCTGATCCACCACACGGCCGGTCACAACGACAAGGAGTACTGCTACAACGGCAGCAGTGCACTCCCCGGTCCGCTGTGCCACTCCTGGCTCGGCAAGACCGCCGGTCTCTGGATGATCGGACACGGCCGAGCGAACCACGCCGGTCTCGTCGACCCGGACGTCATCGCCGCGCTCATCGCCGAGACGACGCTGCCGCACGACGACTACGCGAGCATGGACGGCAACGACCTGCTCTACGGTCTCGAGATGGAGAACCTCGGCGACGGCGAAGACCCGTGGCCGCAGGAGCAGTACGCCATCGCAGTCAAGTGGGCGGCCGGTCTGTGCCGCAAGCACGGCTGGTCCGAGAAGAGCGTCGCCGGGCACAAGGAAGTCCAGCCCGGCAAGATCGACCCGACGTTCGACATGGACGACTTCCGTCAGGCCGTCAAGGTCCAACTCGGCAAGCTGCCCGGCGAGGTCATCGTCACGCCGACCCCGACCAAGCCGAAGGTCGATCTCTCGCGTCTCGTGTCGGCCGCCAAGACCGACCCCGGTGCCGCTCAGGGCCACGTCACGTACATGGCTGGCACCAACATCGTCGAGAACGCTCTCGTCCGCGAGGGGCTGCTCGCCAAGACCTACGCGGGCGACGGATCGTTCGGATCCACCACCGTCGCTGCCTACAAGAAGTGGCAGCAGAAGCTCGGCTACACCGGATCGGACGCCGACGGCATCCCCGGCTCGACGAGCCTCAAGAAGCTCGGAGCCAAGTACGGCTTCGACGTCGTCGCCTAAGGAGGCAGCATGGCTCTCAGTCATGAGACCAAGGTCACCGTCAGAACGGTCATCCAGACGGTCGTGTCCGTCGCCCTCGTAGCGCCGCTGGTCATCGACCAGGTCGGCGGCACGGAGGCGGCTGGCTGGCTCGCTGGTGTGGCCGCCGTGTCCGCAGTCGTCACTCGGTTCATGGCGTCGTCCCTCGGCCAGAAGCTGATGGGTGCCCTGAACACCAGCATCGAGAACGACACCAAGAAGTAGAACCTGGAGGAGCTCAGCCGTGGCAATCCCCGATGGCGTCGAGACCGTAACGATCAACAGCTGCACGCCGTTGACGTTGCCCGACGGAACCCTCATCCGTGGCCACATTCGATTCGTGGCACCCGACCTCAATGTGATCGGCGACGAGGACTTCATCTTCGGTGGAGAATCCCCGGCTGAGCTCTGCCATGGCGAGTTCAGCATCACGCTGGTTCCGCCGGACGCGACTGGCATCACTCCGACCGGATGGACCTACACGGCCATCGCGGAGTTCACCAACGCGCCCGGCTGGACGCGCTACGTCGACATCACCAAGGACAACCCGACCGTCTGCTTCGACGACGTGATCGTCCTCACGCCTGGAGACATCACCAACCCCGACACGACGTTCGTCCGCAAGGCGGGCGACACCATGACCGGGGCTCTCATCCTGTCCGGTGACCCGTTGGTTGATCTGCAGGCTGCCACCAAGCAGTACGTGGACAACGCCTTCGATCCGGCTCAGTTCGTGGACGTCGCAGGCGACACCATGACTGGTGAGCTCGTTCTGTTCGGCAACCCCACGCAGGCTCTCGGAGCCGCGCCGAGGCAGTACGTCGACCAGGCAGAGGCGGACGCCATAGCTTCGGCTACGGCGACAGCGGCGGCCGAGTCGGTCAGCCTCTCAGGCGATACGATGACAGGCCCCCTCGTGCTGAGCGGAGCCCCGACAATCGGTAACGGGGCGGCGACGAAGGACTACGTTGACACCGGAGACGACGCCCGCGTGGCCGTCGCCGGAGACACGATGACCGGACAGCTGGTCCTGTTCGGAGATCCGACGGTTGCTCTTGGTGCTGCTCCGAAGCAGTATGTGGATGCACAGGCGGCGGCTGCACAGGCGGCAGCGGAAGCGACTGCGGCAGCCGAGTCCGTCTCGCTCTCCGGCGACACGATGACCGGGGCACTGGTGCTCAACGCGGATCCGGTTGTTGCCCTCGGTGCGGCCACGAAGCAGTTCGCAGAAGCAGAGGCCGACGCTGCTCAAGCTGCTGCCGCTGCTGAGTCCGTCTCGCTCACTGGTGACACCATGTCAGGCGAGCTCGTGCTCTTCGGCGATCCCACGGTTGCACTCGGAGCCGCCCCCAAGCAGTACGTGGACGCCGCTCAGGCTGCTGCCGAAGCGACCGCAGCTGCGGAGTCGGTCTCGATCTCGGGCGACACCATGACCGGTCCGCTGATCCTGAACGCCGATCCGACGGTCGCTCTCGGCGCGGCGACCAAGCAGTACGTGGACCAGGCCGAGGCCGACGCGATCTCCACGGCGACGGCAACGGCGGCTGCAGAGTCCGTGAGTCTGACCGGCGACACGATGACGGGCGAACTCGTCTTGTTCGGCGACCCGACCGTGGCTCTGGGTGCGACCCCGAAGCAGTACGTCGACGGACTGGACGCGCAGAATGTCAAGCTCACGGGCAACCAGACGATCGCTGGGATCAAGACGTTCTCCTCGATCCCCGTTCTGCCCGGTTCGGACCCGGTGGCTGCGAACGAGGCAGTGCGCAAGGCGTATGTCGACACGCTCGATGCACAGAACGTTAAGCTCACTGGTGCGCAGTCTGTCGCTGGCCAGAAGACCTTCACCGACGCGCTCGCGGTCGAGGACGGCTCGGACGTCAACCTGTTCACGGTCGAGCAGACCAACACGGGTGCTCTCGCCGGGGTCATGAAGCTCATCGCCGGGCAGTCGATCCAGTCGGCCTTCCTCGGTACGTACCAGGGTGCTGCAACCAACTCCTGGGCGATCCGGGCGGACGGCCGGTACGAGGCCGGAGACGGCACCCTCGCTCGCGACGCGCTCATCGCTCGCGTCGCGGCTGGAGTCTGGCAGGTCACGTCGCAGATCCGAGCTTCCGGGGCTGCTCCGCTGGACGACGCCGACCTGACGCGCAAGGACTACGTCGACGGGCTCGACGCGGAGAACGTCAAGCTCACCGGTGCACAGAGCATCGATGGCGTCAAGACGTTCACGAGCATCCCGGTGCTGCCGGCAAGCGACCCCACGACCGACAACGAAGCCGTCCGCAAGTTGTACGTGGACACGGGCGACGATGCTCGGGTCGCGGTCGCGGGCGACACGATGACGGGCTTCCTGACGCTCAACGCCGATCCGACGGATCCGCTCCACGCTGCGACCCAGCAGTATGTCGACCAGCAGGCGGATGCGGCTCAGGCCGCCGCTGAGGCCACGGCTGCTGCAGAGTCGGTGTCCGTCACGGGCGACACGATGTCTGGAGAGCTGATCCTCTTCGGCGATCCGACCGTGGATCTTGGGGCCGCTCCCAAGCAGTACGTCGACGACACGATCATCTCCGAGTTCCTGTCGACCCTCGGACTCTCGACCGGCGTCATCCTCGGTGGCGAGTTGGAGGTCAACGGCGTCGACGACACGATGGTCGACATCAGCGACACGGTCGGCGTGATCGTGGACTACACAACGACGCCGACGACTCCGACCATCACCAAGGTCTCGTTCCCTGCGGACACGATCACGATCACCGATCTCGTCGAGCCCATCACCTGGCTCCTTCTGGACTCGACCGGAACGGTAGTTCAGCAGACGACGCGCCCCACCAATACGCAGCGCCGCTCGCACCTGGTACTCGGGGGCGTACTGATCGGTGGCGGCGGCATCATCGCCGACCAGAGCCTGCCGAACTACCTTCCGCAGACGCTCAACCAGCTGTACGACCTGATGGACGCGCTCGGTCCGTTCAACATCACGGGCAACCTCCTCACGCCCTCCGGCGCGAATCTGCAGCTGGCCAAGACTGCCGGCACCGTGTTCGACCGCGCGTTCAACCACTTCGCCGGACCGGTACTCACGGCCGATCCGCACGTGTCCGAGACGGCTGCACAGAACCCGGTCACAATGCGCTACGTGACGCAGACGCCCGCTGCGCCTGTGGCCACGGTTACGGTTGTGGACCCGACGATGTACGACGTTGCTGGAACGATCACGGCGATCCCTGGCGGATCCGGCGTGTCGACGATCCAGCGCGTCTACATCACGCCGCTCAACGACGTGACGCAGCAGGTCGTGATCCAGTACGGCCAGACCGCATACGCAAGCCTGGACGAGGCGATCGCCAACATCGGTCGTCAGAGCTTCGTGCGTAACCCGAATCTGCAGGACTCCGTGCTCCTCGGATATGTCGTCATGAAGAAGTCCGCCACCAACCTGTCCGTTACTGCGGACGCCCGCGTCATCCAGGCGGCGAGGCTCAGCGGGAACGCGGCCGGTTCGGGAGACAGCCTCTCGCTGGCTCTGCTCCTCACCGGCGGAACCATGACGGGCGATCTGGTGCTGGCTGGCGACCCGAACGCGGCTCTCGAGGCTGCCACGATGCAGTACGTGGATGCGGGCGACGCCACGGCCGTCAAGCTCACGGGTGCACAGACCGTGGCTGGTGTCAAGACGTTCTCCAGCATCCCGGTCCTCCCGGCCTCGGACCCGACAACGGGCAACGAGGCGACGCGCAAGACGTACGTGGACAACCTGGACGCGGCCAACGTCAAGCTCACGGGAGCGCAGACGATTGCGGGCGTGAAGACGTTCTCGTCGATCCCCGTGGGACCGGCCTCGGACCCCACGACCGACAACCAGCTGACTCGCAAGTTCTATGTCGATGCGGGCGACTCTGCCAACGCCTCGGACATCGCCACGCTCGACGGCGAAGTCGTGAAGCTTACCGGGGACCAGGCTGTTGCAGGTATCAAGACCTTCTCGTCCATCCCGGTCGGCCCCGCATCCGACCCGACCACCGACAACCAGCTCACGAGGAAGCTGTACGTCGACAACGGCGACGCAGCAGTCCAGTCCAACGTGGACGACGTGGTCTCGGACCTGGCAGCCCTCGACGCGGCGGTCGTCAAGCTCACTGGCGATCAGTCGGTTGCCGGCATCAAGACATTCAGCTCGATCCCGCTCCTGCCGGCATCCAACCCCACCACTGACAACCAGGCCACCCGCAAGCTCTACGTCGACACGCTTGACGGAGCCAACGTCAAGCTGACCGGCAACCAGTCGATCTCCGGCGTCAAGACCTTCTCAAGCGGCATCAGCGTCACGGCCGGTCTCGGATCGGACAGGTTCGCTCGCAAGACCGCCAACACATCAAGGGCAAGCACGGTAACCACGACCGTTGACCCGCATCTTGTTGTTGCAGTTGAGGCCAACGCAACGTACAACGTGCTGGCGAACCTGGTTTGGCGACCCTCTGGATCAGGAGGATTCCGATTCAAGTTCACGGGTCCTTCCGGTGCAGAGATGGTCTACATGGACAATGACAGTGGTTCGGTTCTGGCAATAAACACCGAGCTCACATTCAACGTGACAACTGGAGCCAGCATCGGTGGCACGCTCGTCACCGCAGGAACTGCCGGCAACCTCTCGCTGTTCTGGGCTCAGAACGTCTCCAATGCAACGAACACCACCCTCAATGAGCACTCCGCACTCTGGCTCCGTCGGGTAGCATAGGTTCTCGCGGCGGATGGGTGTCCGCCTGAGAATGGAGCGATCGTGTCAGAGCTGAAGCTGTACATCCTTGGCTATCCCCAGGAGTTCCGAGGGAACCACTGGAAGCGGGATATCGAGAAGGCTGCTCTCAAGCTCGGATGGGACGTAACACACAGGGCGGCTCAGGCCGCTCGAACGGAAGAGGTCCTGCGTGAGTGCAAAGACGCGGACCTCTTCCTGTGGTTGCGGACGCATCGCAACGATCCGCACGACGACGCATACGCGATGCTCCGCAAGATCGAGGACGCGGGTGTTCCGACCGTCGGCATGCACATGGACTTGTACTGGAACCTTCCGCAGCGAGAGCCGTACGTGAACATCCAGCAGAACCCCTGGTGGTCCTGCCAGCGCGTCTACACGGCCGACGGGGGCCACGCGGCGGAGTTCGCTGAGCGGGGTATCAACCACTTCTGGATGCCGCCTGCAATGGGCGACGAGCACTTCGGGCTCGCCGAGCTCCCGGTCAGGTGCCGCTTCAAGAAGCGCTACGTGTTCGTCGGCAGCAACTCGCGCGGCATCCACGGCGACCACCGAGCTAAGCTGCTCCAGTGGGCTCGCAGGCGGTACGGTCCGGGCTTCCAGCACTACGGACAGCACAACAAGGTGTACAACTCGGAGCTCAGTCAGGTGTACGCCGTGGCCCGCGTTGCGTTCGGAGACTCGGCACCGGCCGACTACTACTGGTCGGACCGCATCCCGACGACGATGGGCAGGGGCGGGGTGCTGGCCTACCCCAACACGCCGGGGCTCGCAGAGCAGGGCTACGACGACACCAACATGATCCTGTTCGACAGGTACGACTTCGACACGCTGAGCTACAAGGTCTCGGCCCTCGACACCAATGAGCTCGCAGCCATGCGAGAGGCCGCGCTCACGGTCACGGAAGAACGACACATGTGGCGGCACAGGCTGCTGCAGATCAAGGAAGAGGTCCTGGGATGAAGGTCATCGTCGCTGCTTCCGGCAGCCAGAACAAGTGGGGTCGACATCTCGGCGTCCCTTCGCATCTCGCTCCGCTGACGCGCCACGACGGGCAGCCTCTCATCGAGCGAACCATCGAGCAGCTGTCTGCCTACGGCCACGAGGTGCACCTCCTCACGCCGAATGACCCGGCATACGTAGGACTGCCGGCAACCCGGCACATCATCCAGGAGTTCAAGCAGAGCGAGTTCGAGGCGAGCCGTCCGCTGTGGGATCCGGAGGGCCGGACGATCCTGTTCTTGGGCGACGTGTACTTCAGCGACCAGGCCATCGAGCGCATCATGCACTTCGGCAAGCGGCAGTACATGGCGTTCGGCCGGTTCGGTCCGAGCCAGATCACCGGGACGCCGTACGGCGAGCTGTTCGCTGCCAGCTGGTACGGCGAGCACATCATCCAGATGGACGCGTATCTGCGCAACGTGCACAAGCTCCGCGCCGACGGCAAGATCACGCGGCCTCCCGGATGGATGCTCCTGCGGTCCTGGCAGCGGACCCCGATCGCTCGCCACAAGGTGACGCCGAAGCACTTCATCGAGATCAACGACGAGACCGACGACATCGACTTCCCGGTGGACTACGAGCGCCACCCCGCAACGAGGAGCAACTGATGGGCACCGTGTTCGTGGACTTCCCGTCCCTGGTCACCAATCTCGGCATCACGCCGACCCACATCATCCACGTGGGAGCGCACAGGGGCGAGGAGGTTCCGTTCTACAAGGAGGCCAACGCCGGACACATCACGCTCGTCGAGCCGATCCCCGAGCTCGCTCAGGTCCTGCGGGATCGGTACGAGGAGGACACGACAGTCACCGTCGTCGAGAGCGCCTGCGGCCCTGCCCCGACCACCGCCACGTTGAGCATCATGCAGAAGACGAACCTGTCCACTCTCGTGACGCCGCAGAGCTCCGACCTTCTTCACCGAGTCATCCAGGTCTCCGTGGTCCGGCTCGACAGCATCCAGGGCGACGCGAACGTGGCCGTGATCGACGCACAGGGCATGGAGCTCCAGGTACTCGGAGCCGCCGACCTGACGCAGTTCGATCTCATCATCACGGAGTGCTGCACCAAGGACGACCCGACCATCGCCGTCGGCTACGACGAGACGGTAGAGTTCATGGAAGCCAACGGCTTCCGCGAGGCCAACAAGTGGTCGCGCGACTACCAGTGGATCAACAAGTGGTCGCGAGGCAGCCGGGCTCGCTTCCACAAGGGCGGCGGAGCCGTGTACGACGCGGCCTTCATCAAGGAGGATGCATGACAACTGCAGACATCGTGTGGGGGCTTCTGCTCCTCGCTGGCGTCGTCTACGAGATCGCGGCCATCCGCTCGAAGCGCTGGGAGGACACCCTCTCCCAGACCACTCGCAAGTGGTTCCACACCAAGACGGTGGCCGGTGCCTGGACCTTCGGCGTCCTCTGGGTCGGCTTCTCCGGCTGGTACCTCTGGCACATCCTCTGGCAGTAATTCTGCAGAAGGGTAGCCAGCGTTCTCGAGATGGGGTATAGTTCTTGTTGTAAGGGAAACAACGAGAACGCCCCAGGAGGCAACCATGGACCGCACCGAGTTCGAGAACGCTGCTTACTCCGGCTACGTCAGCCGTGGCATCGGCGACACGGACGGCTGGTACCACCCGATCGACAAGACCGCGTTCGTCGACGCCATGCGCCTGCGGGTGCCGGTCATGCCGGAGGACTTCACCCGCTACAACGACACGGAGTTCCGCCCCACCGAGCAGCAGTGCCGCGAGTACAACCAGACCTTCACCAGCAAGCCGAAGGTCCTGCGCCTCGCGGTCAAGGTCGCCGAGGGCTGGAGGACGGTCGAGGTTGCCGGCACGAAGGACGCTCACGAGGTGCTCGGCCGCATCGCCGCCACGGTCGGCTTCACGGAGGCCCGCCTGGAGGACTACGCCAGCGTCGAGAACGGCTACTGGGTCCCGCAGATCCGCTACATCGCCGGTGAGTTCGTCGGCAACAACAAGGCGGTCACCGACAAGAAGCGGATCCGCCGGGGCGACCGATTCGGCAAGTACGCCGAGCTGCTGAAGTGGAGCGAGTCGAGCGACATGAGCATCTGAGCCAGAACGCAAAAGAGCCCCGCTTCCCTTCCGGGAGGCGGGGCTCTTCGCCGTTGTCATGCCGGCAAGGCGGCTCGGTGGGCGCGTAACGGGAGACGGAGTCTGGGTCGGTCCCCTGGGCCATCCGAGCCGAGCTCGGCCGTTACGCGCCCACCTACGGCTTCTCAGCCGTTCTTGAACACCAGCGGCAGGTGCTTGGACATCTGCGGCAGAGGCCCGCGCTGGATGACGCGGCGGAACCGGCCGTCGCAGACGACGATCTTGCCCGTGTCCTCCTCGGACCGCAGCAGCCGACCGATGCCCTGGACGAGACGGGTGTGCATGGACTCGTTGCTGTACGAGAACTGCATGTCCCGCGTCTTCCCGCCGATCGCGTTGTGAAGCAGCGTCGGCACTGCATACGGAAGCTTCCAGATGGCGACGAGCGAGAGCGCCGGACCCGAGACGTCCACGCCCTTCCAGAAGCTCTCGACGCCCACGAGGATGGCGTTACCGTCCTCCCGGAACGCCTTGATGAGGGCGGGGTTGCCGGCAGTGTTACCGGGCTCCTGGCACAACACGAGGCGACGCCCCTGGTACCGCCGCACCGCCTTCTGGTACAGCCGGTCGGCGTCCATGTTGGACGTGGCCAGGATCAGCGCACCGCCTTCGGTCTGGTCGAGCTGCTCCGCCAGGATCTCCCAGCGCTGGTCGAACCATCCACGGTTCTGCCAGTCGCCGGGGTCCATACCGGCATCGACCATGATGCCCTCGCAGTTGTTCCTCCAGTCGAACATCTGCGGGAGGAAGTCCGCCTTGGCCTTGGGGAAGCCGGTCCGACGCGGCAGCGAGCCGGGCACCGTCGCCGAGATCATCCGGGGCTGCCAGTGCCGGCAAGCGTTCACCACAGCAGGACCCGCGTGAAGCACGTCCCAGTGGATCCCGTTCGGATCGATCCAGGTCAGCGCGAAGCCGTCCTCCCATTCCTCCTTCTGCTTCTTCTCCAGAGCGAAGATCCGCCGCTCAAGGAACTGCGAGGGCGTCTCGAGGTCGTCCTCGATGTCCTCCTCCTTGATCGTTGCATCCTTCATGGCCTCGCGCAGGCCACGCAGCACCGCCGAGAGCTCCAGTCGCTCGCCGTCCGACAGCGCCCGGTCCTTGAACCGCTTGGCCGGGCTCTTGGCGTCCGCGGAACGCCCCTCGGCAACCTCGCCCTCGATGTACTTGCCGATGACGTCCTTGACGGCCGTCCGCAGGTCCTCCGCGAGATCCCGTCCGAGGGCACCACCGGAGTTCGGCGTGAGCTCCCAGCCGAGGCTGTCGCGGACGGTCTGCGGAAGCTGCTGCGCCTCGTCCACGTACGGCTGTCCGAACGGGATGAGCTGCACGAGTCCGTCGGTCTGGTCGTAGAGGCTCGCGTTAACCAGCCACATGGAGGTGTTGGTCAGGACGACGTCTGCCTCGTGAGCCAGCTTCCGAGCCCGCTTGGCCCAGCAGATCCCCTGGTCGTGGTCGCAGTCCTCGCGCTCGCACACGCCGATGCCGGCACAGGCGACACATCGACCACCGCCGTTGCAAGGGTTGATCTCGCCCCTGGCCTTGGCCTCCTCCGGGCCACGCATGCGGTCCACGCTCAGAGCGCGGTCCATCATGGCCTGGTACTCCTCGTTGTCCTCGTTGTTGGCAGATGCGCACGCGTAGTGGCGACGCCCCTTGACGACTGCATAGGTGAAGCGTTCGCTCCTCGCCATGGCAGGAAGATCCTTCATGGCGTACTGATCCAGCAGCGTGTTGTCCGCCGCGATGATGATCGAGACATCGCCGGTGATCTCCGCATTGGCCGCCGCATGGGCGATCGCCGCGAAGGACTTGCCGACGCCCGTCGGAGCCTGGACGTATCGGGCACCCCCGTCGCTCAGGAAGCGGAGGAGATCGAGCTGACGAGGGCGAGGCTTGATGCCTGCGGCCTCCATGATCTCCACGGCCACCTCGTAGACGTCTTGGGTCATTTCCCTAACTCCCTGTCCTGCATTCTGAGTTGGCGTTCTTTCGGATTTCGACATCTTACCCCGGAACGGGCCGATCGGCAAATGACCAGCCGATCGGCCCGTCGGAGTCAGGCCGCCTTGAGCAGGTCAACCCGGTGCTTGCGGAGCCACATGAGAGCGTGGCGGGTCGCGTCCCTGGCATGGTCCGGACCCGGTGTGTACATCGCCATGAGCTTGAGTCGCTCGTCGGTCATGACGGACTTGGCATCTCCAGGAGACTGCCAGTACGGCTCGAACCGGAGCCGTTCCCCGCTGGCCACCTTCAGGCCACGCCAGAGCTGATAGTCCACCTTGTGCCCGATGCGGACAGGAGACAGGAGCTCTCGCCCCTTGATGGCCGACCGCAGGATGAAGTCCTCGATCACCATGTCGGCCGTGTCCTGTCCGAACGACCTGTTGGCGAACCAGCGGAGGATCTCGAGCGTCTGCTCGTTCTCGCCGCCTCGCAAGCAGGCTGACTGCCAGGCGAGCAAGCACTTCTGCATCGGGACGCTCGGACTGGCAAGACCTTCGGCCCAGTACCAGACCGTGCAGATTCCGGTCGAGCCGCCGGGGTCGACGGCTGTGATCGAGGAGAACGGCGTGAGATCGTCGTCCTCCTCTGCCCTCAGTCGCTGGATCCCATTGCTGGAACCAGCAGATGGCGCGCTAGTGGCCCATGACCAATCCACTCAGAGAACTCCTCTCCAGCCGTTGCGCGCGATGTACTGCCACCTGAAGATCCGCTCCTTGACCTTGCCCGCCTTGTCGCGGTGCACGATCTCAGCAGCCGACCCATGGCCGCCGAGCATGTGGGCGATCGCCTTGAGCTCGCACGCCAAGTGTCGCCACTCGCCCGGTTCGAAGTCCTCGCCCTCGATGAAGTCCCACGGACCTCTGTCCCAGATGACGACCGGAGCGTTCGTTGCGTCTGCGATCGGCACAGGACTCACAGCGCCCGGTTCCCGATGAGCACCTGCCACATGCTCACCTCGGCCATCGAGGCCGGACGGACGCGCCCCTGACGCGGGCTGTTGTGCTCAGCGTCCTTCTCGTCGAACACCAGGTTCACGAGACGTGCATCTCGTCCGGATCCCGCGATCACGAAGCCCAGTCCGACTCCGACTGCCTTCTCACGATCGTTGCGCCACTGCATGTTGGTTCCTCTCATCGGGATTATCCATTCCCACTCCGGACTCTCCATCCCAGCTGTCGGCCTTATCGCTATTGCAAGGCTCGCACATAAGCTGCAGATTGAAGAATGCGTAGGGGTGCCCGCCCTTTGACTTCGGACGGATGTGATCGATGGTGAGCTCCTCATTCGGAAACTCGCGTCCGCACCCCTGGCAGATCAGCCCGTATCGCGCCACGAGCTTTCGCCTTCTGCTAGCTATTCCCTTCTTCGCCATCGCCATCCTCATCGTCTAGTTGTAGCCGAGGACGATGTTGTCCGGCTCTCCGATCTCGGCGTTGGCCTCTGCTTCGATCATGTTGCAGTTGTTGGTGTGTCCCGCGCCTTGCTTCACGAGGCACAGGGCGCAACAGCCGCCCCGGATCGGCCCCTTGATCTGCCGGAGTCGGTTGCACCCCGGAGTGTTGCAGTCAGCTGCCACGCGCGTCCTCGTTCTCCTTGTGCTCGGCGCACTCCCAGCCGCCTTCGCCGTCCGCCCGGATCAGGTCGCCTTCCTCGAAGCGCTCGGTGATGCACTCGTAATGCGAGCAAGCACCGCCGTGCCCCGCGTGGAAGGCCGGACCCTTCTTGTTCGGCTCCTTGTAGCCGAACGGCATCGTCTTCACCGACCGCGCCCCGAACCGGACGAACCGGCCCACACCAGGACGATGGCGATCACGACGATGACGAGAATGCTCTTACCGGAGATGCTGGTGCTGCTGTCCTCGGCGGCGAGGTTGAGTATGGTGATCACCATCCGCCTCCCATCGTGAGAGATCCGACCCAGACGAACACTATGATCGCGACAACGAACGCGACCCTTCGGACCCAACGTCGGAGCGGCGTGTCGTGCTCACCGGGCTCCCAGTTGTGGTCGAACTCCATCACTGCCTCCAGATCTCGTGCCAACTGACTCGGCCGGTTGCCCAGAACCACAGCATCCGCGCCTTGTTGGGATATCGCCAGACGCGATCGTACGCGCCGAAGACTCCCTCGAACGCATGAACATGGAAGTACGCCTGGCACGGTGCACACCAGTACAGCCCTCCGACCCGAAGCAGCTCGGGGTCCGGGAGGTGTGCACACTCCTCGCGATGCGGCTTTTCAGTCACCAGCCGTTCCTTCCGTCGCACAGCCCGGCGAGCCGGACGAACCAGTGGATCGGCGACCCACGGAACCTCCAGCACGCCGGGCACATCAGCTTGCCGAGCACGTCAGAACTGGCCGGTGCCCATGACGTGGCCGTCCACGTCGTAGACCGTAACGAGCCCGTTCTTCGAGCTGTAGCAGTCGGCGAACACGGACGCCAGGACGTTGCCCTCGGCGGCGTGAGCGGCGAACCCGCCCTTGTAGTTCGTCCAGATCTTCGGGTTGTCGAGGATCCCGTTCCAGTCGTCCATGTTGGACAGCTTGGTCACGTGGGTCCCAGCGGTCTTCTCGGCGACCATGCCCTTCTGCTGGATGCACGCCTTGAAGCCCTCGATGCTCTTGAGCCGGGGCTGCGGGACGCTGTCGCCCTCCGGCTCGGCCGGTGCCGTCGGAGCCGCGTTGGGCTTCGGGGTCGGCGTCGCGGACGGCTTGTCGTCGCTCCCGGCACTGGCCACGGCGCTCGCGATGACGAGGACGGCAACACCGCTGGCGAACGCGATGGCGAACTTCTGAACTCGCTTGCTACTCACTTCTTGTCCATTCCCGGCCGACGGCCGATGGTGTGGAACAGCGGATTGAACGACCGCTGCTCGTTCTTGGCCCAGGGCTTGTCGCACTGGCCTTCCGGCGACTCCCAGCCCTGGAAGGTGCACTTGGCACCGATCTTGCCCTGGCCGCCGCAGAGCCCGCACGGACGGCCCTGCTCGATGCCGAGCTCGATGTCAACCGGCGTGTTGACTCCGACGCGCCCGGTGCCGCTGCACTCGGTGCATTCGGTCCCGGTCTTCTCGCAGGAGATCTTGATGTAAGGCTCCAGCCATGGCGACTGCTCCAGGATGGCGGTGCGCATCTTGCGCATCACGTCCACCATCTCCCACATGAACATGGAGCAGCCCCGATAGGCGAACACGTTGATGAACTCGCGCACGGTGTAGGTGCACTGGATGAAGTTCACCGTCGCCTCGGGCAGGATGAACCGCGCGTCCTGGTACGAGATGTCCTCGTCGCATGCGATCTCGTACGCACGCCACGCCGCTTCGGTCGCGTGCTCGTACGCCTCTCGAGCCCTCGCGTTCTTCCAGACGGACAGCGGCATGCGGACGTCCGGACGGTCGCCGTAGAACGTCGCTCGCTGGCTCTGCTGGTGGAAGGCCGCGTTGCGCGACCGGACGAGCTGGTGGGTCAGAGCGCGGCTCGCACCGAAGACCTGGAAGACCATCGACTGCGTCTCCAGCGCGGACTGCAGTCCGCCTCGCATCATCTCCTCCCAGTCCCGGTTGTCGTCGCCGCCGTCCGGGGAGATGCCGACCGTGGCCCGCGTGGCCGACGACAGGACCGACTTGAACAGGTCCTGGTCGATGCCCTGCACGAGCTTGACTTCGAGACCGGCGGTGCCCGTGAGGATCTCGCCGTTGTCGTTCGGCGAGACGTGCTCGCCATCGTTGACCGAGTGCTTGTTGAAGGCGACGTCGGCCAGCGTGATGTTGTTGTGGTCGTCCGGGTTGTGGTTGTAGTGCGGAGCCGACGCCAGAGGCGAGTAGGGAACCTCCATGCGGTGCTCGTCCAGCCAGTCCGGGGTGTCGTTGCCGATGCTCACTTGCCGTTCTCCCTCTTGATCTCTTCGATGATGGACTCGCCCCATGCCGTGAAGACGGCAGCGGCCTGAACGACCTCGTCGAACAGCTTGCGCTTGTCCGTCTCGACCGCGACCTCGAAGAACTCTTCAGCCGCGATGGTCAGCCAGTCGTCCATGCCGGCAGCATTGTTGGAGTCGCAGATCTGCTTCCACTGCTCCATGATCGCTCCGGCCGCAGCCAGGCCGGTGCCGTGCGGGTGCCTCTGCACTCCCCACTTCGCCAGCTGACGCTTGCGCTCCTCTCGGATGGCCAGCATCATCATGATGTGGTTCGAGTCCAGCGGGTTGTCGGGACGATCCAGCTTGATCGGCTTGTCGCTCATTCGGTTCCGTTCCTATGAGAAGCCGTAGACGCCCGCCTAATGGGCGATCTCATCGGCCTGAATACCTTGGCCCAAGGGGCGGAGGCTCGCTCGGCGAGCGGCCAGCGAGCGGCCTCCGCGTCCGAGCTACGAGCCCGGCGTCACCGTACCACCGGCCGCGACGCGCTCAACGACCTTGGCGGCGTCGTCCATGGACATGCCGCCGACCGTCGGGATAGGCTGCGTCTCGTCGGTGCTGCCGTTGGCCCAGTTGACCCGCTGCTGCGGAACGGGCACCTCCTGCACGGGCCACGTGATCTTGATCGACTGCGTGACCTCGCCGTCCGGAGTCACCGGCTGAACCGGGCTCCGACGGGGCTGCACCTTGCGCGTCATCAGCGCGGTGCCGACGGACTGGATGCGCTCGGGGCTCGGGGCGGAGCTCGGCTCCTGGATCGGAGCGGGCTTGGGATCGCCGTACGGCTTGAGCTGCTGGTTCCACTTCTGCTGCAGCTCCTCGTACGCGGGCTCCTCCCAGCGCTCCTCCGTGACGGCGACGACGTTGACGATGACCGTCTCCAGGTCCGTGGGCATGATGTACTGCTTGTGGCCCCGGTCGTTGACGAACTCGATGGCGTAGTCCCGCAGCGAGATGGCCGACTTGGCCTGCTGCTCCAGGTCCTCCAGCTCCCAGCCGAGGTGCACCTGCTTGTGCTGCGCCCGGTACTGCCGTCCGCTCTTGGCCACGTAGATCAGCTCGACGGTCGCGATCTGGCTCATCGGTTCTGCTCCTTCAGAGACTTGCGAGTGTTGGCGGTCTTGGACTGGACGAGATGCACGAGCATCCTGCCCTGGAACATCTGGTTGCTCTTGCGACGCCGGGTCGCCCTCTGGTACGAGCGGATACGGCGCATCGTGTTCGTCACTTCATCACCACGTGGACAGGGAGCACGCCCGAGCTGATCAGCCAAGGCATCGCCTTCAGCATCAACCACGAGCCGCCTCCGAACGAGAGCGCCAGCATGAGGTTGCTCGTCGTGGTCTGCACGATCCGATCCTTGAGCCCCATGATGGCGCTCCTTCCTAGTCGTCTTCGGGGTCGATGACCCACATCTGATTGCAGTGGACGGTCTTGCCGTAGAACGCTTTCTTCTCCACCCGCATGAGCACGAAGTCGTGGCCCAGCTTGATGTCCCAGAGCGCGTCCTTCAGCTTGGGGTACAGCCACCTGTTGACCTTGACAGTCATCAGGCCGGACTCGTCCTCCATGTACAGCGTCATGCTGTCCTTGAGGTGCGGGTCCTTAACCTCCTTCGGATCGAGCTCCTCACCGGTCCGCGACCTGTGGTTCTCGAACATGTCCTGGAGGTTTCGAGCTCGGACGGTTCCGAGTATAGCGTGTCGAGAACGCTTTGCGTCGTACGGGATGTCATCTGCCAGCGTATCGGGCAAGGGCAAGCTCCCCAACTGGCCACGTCGAATGGCCTTTACGATCGCCGCAGATCCGTTCTTAAGTTTCCCGAGATCGAATGGATCGTCCTTCTGGCAGAAGGCTGTGATCATCTCCATCTTGGCAGCGCCGATGCCCCGCACCTTGATGAGGTCGCCCCAGCTCTCGAAGCCTCCCATCTCCTCGCGGGCGTCCGTGATCGCCTTGGCGTAGCTCCCGCCGATGCCCTTGATCTGGAGGAACCCGGCCTGTACGCCGTCGCCGTTCGGGTGCCGCTCCCAGGTCTCCGAGCTCGTGTTGAGGTCCGGCGGATACACCTTGAAGTCGCGTCCGTAACGTGCATCCGACATATCGCGCATCACTGCGATGTGCTTCATCTTCTTCGGGTCGACCGGAGTCTTGCGAAGCTGTGCAGCATAGAACGCGATCGGGTGGTGCACCTTCAACCACATGCACCAGAAGGCCAGCATGGCGTACGAGATGCAGTGCGCGATGTTGAACGCGTACGCACCGGCCGTAACCATCTTCTTCCAGATCATGTCGGCCGTGCGTTCGTCGATCCCTTGCCCCGTCGCTCCCTTCATGAAGTCCTCATACAGGACGTTGAATGCAGCCTCGCCCTTCTTCTGAGCGATGACCTTGCGGATCGTGGCCGCGTGAAGCCACGGGAACTTGCCGATCTCTCGACAGATGGCCAGGATCTGCTCCTGATAGATGATCTGGCCGTGCGTGGTCTCCGTGAGCTTGGAGATGTACGGATGCAGATGCTCGATCTTGCCTCGTCCGTGCTTGATGGCGATGTAGTCGCCGGTCTGCCCGGAGTGAAGAGGACCGGGTCGGCTGAGCGCGTTGATGTCGGCAAGCTCCATGAAGTTCTCCGGAGCCACCTCCTGACACACCATCCGAGTGGTCCTGCCCTCGAACTGGAAGATGCCGATCACGTCCGCCTTCTTGAACGCGGCGAGCGTCTTCGGGTCGTCCATCGGAATCTCGTACAGCTCTTCGAGCGGCATGTCGATAAGGTCGAGGGCGATCTTGATCATGCCCATTGTGGTGAGACCGAGCGCGTCCAGCTTCAGCACGCCAAGGTGTTCGCCGTCGTACTTGTCGAGCGACAACACCGATAGCGTCTTCTTCTCGACGCCGACGTCGTGCCTGGTATACAGAGCGCAATACCTGTTGAGGTCGTCCGCTCCCACAACCACACCGGCCGCGTGAACGCCGAAGCCCTTGAGGTTGCCCTCCAGCTCGATCGACTTGTACAGCTCGGGGTACTTGTCGAACACCTCCTTGACAACCGGGAACTGCGCCACGGTGTCCTCAAGCGATGCGTCGAACCGGCTGTCGCCGCCGGACCGCTCGACCAAGAACTCCTTCGCCCGGTCGATCTCGAACTTCGGGATCTCGTACACCCGAGCGACATCGTCCAGGGAGTTCTTCCCGCGATAGCGGGTGTAGGTCCCGATGTTGCCAACCCGGTTCTCGCCATAGCGCATGATCATGTGCTGGCGAACGTAGTCCCGCTGCTCGTCCGCGAAGTCGAGGTCGACGTCGGGGAGGTCGTGCCGGTTGGGGTCGATGAATCGCTCGAACATCATCATGGGATATCGAAGCGGGTCGATCTCCGTGATGCGGAGGATGTAGCAGATGAGCGATGCTGCGGCTGAGCCACGCGCCGGTCCGACGGGGATGCCGGCATCCTTGGTGTGGCGAACCGCATCGGACAGCATCAGGAAGTAGTCGATGAAGTCCTTGCTGGTCATAAGGTCCATCTCGTATCGGACCCGGTCCATGTATCGCTTCTTCTCCTTGCCACGGAGCTTGTCCAGCTTGCGATACTTCCAGCCGTCGTTGAGCCACTGCTTGAACATGTCCAGATGCGACATGCCCTCCCTGAAGTTGGCCTCCTGCTCGATGGGGTATCGAACCCGATCCATCTTCGGGATCTCCACGTTACACCGAGCCGCGATTTCGGCCGTAGAGGCGATGGCCTGCTCGGCCCCGGACTTACTCAGGCCGGTCGCGCGCAGGCGCTCGTAGATCATCTTGTCCGACGTAGGGAGCGTCAGGCGGATGTCGTACTCCCAGCCCGCGTCCGCCGCCGCAACCGTGCCGAGCCCTCGGTTGGCCGCGTGAAGGATCCTCTGCATCCCGTTGTCTTCGGGCATGGGGTAGTGGCAGTCCGACGTGGCGACGAGCGGGACGCCATAGCGCTTCGACATCTGCTCGTACCACTCGTTGAGCTGCTTGGTCCTGCCCAGCTCCGGGAACTGCTGCGTCTCCAGGTAGTACCGATCCCCGAGCAGCCTCTTGAAGTTCTCGATCACCTTGCGGGCTCGGCGCTCGTCGCCCGTCTCGATACCCTTGCCACCCAGCAGGTTGCAGGCCAGCATCGAGTCCGCGCATCCAGAGAGCACGATGAGCCCCTGGTGGTGGTCCTTCAGGATGTTGCCGGTGACCGTCGGCCATCGGTAGAACCCCTCGGCCCAAGACCTGGAGACGATCTGGTTGAGGTTGAAGTGCCCCTCTTCGTTCATCGCCAGCAAGGTCAGGTGCCACTTGCGGGTGTTCTTGGTCTCGCGCATATCGATCGGAGCTGTGTACGCCTCCAGACCGTAGATCGGCTTGAGCCCGTACTTCGCCCCCGCGAGCGACGCCTTGACCTGCGACGAGACGTTGCCGTGCTCAGTGACGGCCATGGCCGACATCCCCAGGTCCGCAGCGCGCTTGAAGTGCGCGTCGGGCGACCCGAAGCCATCGGCATACGAATACGTCGTGTGGTGATGAAGGGACACGTACTTCATGCAGGATTACCTCTTACCCATGCGAGCGGTTCAGGCAGAGCGCCGATGCGCTTTCCGGATTCTACCTCCGGTGCCAGCCATTTCATATAGCGATCGAGATCGCTTCGACTGACGCTCATGAAGTGGCTTGCGCATGCCTTCAGCGCCACGGCTCGACCCGACATGTATCGGTCCTTGTTGCCGGCTGCGATCTCGCTGTCTGCCTTCATGATCTCTTCGAGAATCCAGGTTACATCTGATCTCCGAAGTGACGATATGTTCGACGACATCCTGCTCCCTATCGTGCGAGCGGGGAGCCCCGGCGTCCGAGGCTCCCCGCGTTCTGCTGCTGACCTAGCCCTGGTAGTCCCAGGCCACCTTCTGGATGAACTTCAGGTCCGCGCCGATCAGGGAGCGGGTGTCGAAGATCGTCTCGGTGAACCGCTTCTTGCCCTTGACGCGCGGGTTGGTGTGGCCCTCGGTCGTGAACTTGTAGTACGGGCCGAAGCCCAGGACGCCCGCGAGCTCACCGGCCTCCCGCTCCAGGTTCTCGGTGTAGACCGAGAAGTGCGACAGGAACGGGTCGCCGCCGAAGCCGGGCTGCGTGTACCGGTGGTCGCCCGCCGAGTAGTGCAGGACCTCGAACTCCATCGGCATGATGGTGTAGTTGAAGAACATGCGGGCCTGAGTGACGGACTTCTTCCACTCGGCCCAGCCGTCCGCGTCGACGCCGGTCTTGGTCGCTCCGCGGAGCGTGGCCCCGTCCTCGGCGAACTCGTGGCCCATGCCGTTCCACATCGCCATGGCCTCATGGGCCTGGTCGAAGGTCGGGTAGTACATCGCGACCTGGTGGAACTGGTACTCCAGCTTCCCGATCTTCGCCTTCTGCTCCAGCATGTGTTACTTACCTCCGGTGAGCTCGGTGATGTTGCCCGACATGTAAGCCGGTGCCTTGAGGGCGTCCATGAGGAGGTGGCTGACCTCCTCCTTGGTGGCGCGACGCCCCATGGGGATCATGGACGCTTCGTACGCCTTGGCCTTCTCCGGGTCCCAGCCACGGAACCCCGGAACGGTCGAGTCGATGTAGTTCGTCATCGGCGTGTCCTCGATGATGCCGGGCGAGATGCCGTTGACGGACCAGGCCGGTGCGAGCTCGCGGGCCAGGCACTTGATCGCCATGACGAGCGCGGCCTTGGACGAGCAGTACGCGATCGAGCCGCGCATGGGCGTGTGGGAGCTGTCCGACACGACCGTGATGGCCCGCGTCTCGTGTCCGGGGAACGCCTCGGCCTGCGCGCCGCACACCAGGATGAAGCCGAACAGGTTGACCGAGTAGGTCGCCTGCAGATCCTGGGCCCTGACCTCCGACACCCACTTGAGCTGGTTCACACCGGCCGTGTAGACGATGTAGTCGAACGGACCGTAGAGCTCCATGTACGCGAGGATGTGCTCGCCATCCCGCACGTCCAGGTACTCCTGAGCCGGGTGGAACCAGTCGACGCCCTCGAATCGCGGGTCGTCCTGGACCCGCTTGTAGAACTCGGCTCCGACTCCGGAACCTGCACCGACGATGAGGCCCTTGGCCATGCTGTTGCCCTCCTGGTTGGACATGCGGTCAGACACCGCGCGTCATCTTGTACATCTGGATCGCGATCTCACGCTGCGCGTCGGCCAGCTTGTTGGACTGGTCGATCAGGTCGAGCAGGGTCGGAGGCGAAACGTCCTCGTCGTCCGCGTAACGGCTCGCGGCGGCGTCCTCGGGGTAACCCTCAGCCACCCCGTGCTGCTCGGCGTCGGCCTGAGCGAAAGCCTCTCCGCTCAGACGTGCCAGTCCCTCGGAGACGGACATCCGCTTGTCCGGGGTCCACGCGCTCTCCACGACGTTCCCGTAGAGCATCTCGCGGCACCGGTCGGTGATCCGGGACGAGAGCGCTTCGCTCAGCGTGTTGGAGACGCGCAGGGCCTGGGACGGACCGCCGAGCTCTCCGATGAACCGCTCGACGAACTCGTCCGTGCTCAGGCCGCTGTAGGCGTGGCTGCGGTCGGTCTCCTCCTTGAAGCGGATCATGTGCAGCGTGAGGAACAGGTGGCCGATCAGGTCCATGATGACCTCGTCGGAGTCCTCGAACTGCAGCTTGTCGCCGTCCCAGAGCGAGCGCTTCAGCTTCAGCATCTTGCGGTTGATGTCCGCATACTGGCCGCGCACCCCGAGGACCTTGGCCCCGTCGCCGTAGTCGGCGTTCTTGCTGGCGAACAGCCGGAGCCACTCGGGCATCAGCCGGGTCGCGATGTTCATCAGCTCGATGCTGTCGCCGGTCTGCCCGTTGATCTCGACGCCGTCTCCGTCAGGCATGATGCGCATAGGTCCCAGTTCCGTTCTTGTGCATGTTGATCAGCTCAAGGATCGTTTCCTTGGCCGCTTCCAGAGTCCATACGGACATCTGATCCTTGTCGGGCGTGTATGCCCGGTTGGCCTCGTTCAGCCGCATGATGGTCGGCACCCCGAGTCCGTTGGCCACCCCGATCTGGCTGAGGTCGTCGTCGAGCGCGCAGACAACCCGATCGCGGCCGACCGACCTCACGAGGTCCCTGTACTTGTGCTCGCCGTACAGGATGTGGTCGACCTTGATTCCGTTCCGTCGGAGCCAGTGCTGGGTGTCCAGGTCGATCGTGCTCATGGCCAGGTACGGCCGTGTCGTGCAGGCCGCCACGCCGACGCCCGCCTTACGGATGGTTCGGACCATCTCTGCAGCCCCGTCGAACACCGGGATGGAGCGCTTCATGCCGCCCATTCGGTATGCGAGCTTACACTGCCTGTAGACAGCCTTGCTCATGCCGAGCTGCTTATAGAACGGACCGACGACTTCCGGGTCCCAGACGATCTCGCGGCCCACCCACATCCGAGCGAACTGCTCGAAGTGCCTGTGGTAGTCGCCGAGGGTTCCGTCGAGGTCCAGCGCTACCAGCGGGGCGCTAGGCCCCGGTCGTGTCGAGCGATACATCCGTCTGTACTCCGTCCATGATCTTGTTGGCCTCCTCCCAGGCTTCGTGCGAGAGGACGCCCTTCTTCCACTTACCGTACCGGCCCATCCGGTGAACGTCGGGGAAGCACCGGCACGACGTGCGGATGGGCTTCTCCACTCGCCAGATCTGGCCGTTGTACGAGAGCGGGTACTTGTGGTGCGGCCACTCCGTGTTGGTGAAGCCCTGGATCTTGCTGGCTCGGTACCAGTCGAAGCTGGCCTCCCCGTTGCACAAGACCGTGTTGTTCGACAACGTGCACTCAAGCTCGTTCGTGGCCCACACGAGCTCGGACTCGAACTTGTGCCCGCTGTTGTAGCAGAGGATCTTCGCCGGGATCGTGGAGATGACCGCGTCCGGCTTCCAGTTGCGGATCAGGTTGGACAGGACAGACGGCGAGATGTCGACGTCGTGCACGTCCGAGCCGTACAAGGCCCACAGGCTGTCGTACGCCTCTCGGATGTCCCAGGCCTGGTGTCGGCCGAGCAGCGACTGCGGGCTGACCTCGACGTTGCTGTCCGGCCCGTACACCTTGTCTCGGTAACCGGCCACGTCGCCGCTGAGCTCGTAGTTGATCTCGAACGGAGCCTTGATCGACACGCCGGGGATCGGCGCATGCAGATACTGGGCTCCGTTCATGAACGACTTGCGAGCCTTCGACATGACGACGAAGTTCGCACCCCGGCTGTATGCGGCGTGCGCCGCGATGAGGCCTGCCGGGCCACAACCCAGGATCAGCACCTTCACTTGATCTCCACTGTCTCGATCGGCTTCTGCCCGACCTCGTGGATTCGAGATCGGATTGCTCCGGCCCTTGCGTGCGGGACGCACTGTGAGTCTATCACGTGAATCCCGCCGCACGTCTTAGCCTTCTCGCAGGTGCACCCCGGCTCGTCGGGAAGGCAGCAGACCAAGCTCATCTCTTCAACCTCGTCAATCCCGGATGCGGCATCCTCTTGAAGGCGGCGAGGTCCTTGGGGTCGGCCCACTTCTTCGGATTGAATCCCCACGGCTCGGCGTCGCAGTCGCTCGCCATGACCTGATGGTCGAGCCACATGTCCAGCAAAGCGTTCACCAGGTCGGTGTTGCCCTGGTTCTTGGCGATCGTGATCCGCTCGCCGATGTACTTGTACGCCTCGGGGTTGGTCTGCGGTGTGTCGGGCATTACAGGTTCACCACCCTGCTTCTGATGTCGTCCGGCAGCCAGAGGTCGTCAACCTCCATCGCCGCCTTGTCAGTCTTGTTCACCCGAAGCTCGTAGCCGCCATCCTCAGCGGGAACGGGCCACAGGGTCGGCCAGTATTCGTCGACCTCCGGCCATGGTACCTCTGCCTCGGCCACGATGGCCTCATGCCGAAGTCCAGTCGACCAGTGAGACTTGATGATGTCCTCGTCCTCGTGCCATGCCGGCATCTCGAACGTGGCCCCGAGTCGGACAAGCTCCTTGCCGTAATTGGCAAACATCCAGAACCAACCGGGGTCGTTGAAGCGGTTGACGCGCATCTCCTGACAGGCCAGAGAGCCGTACACGCACACCGCCAAGTGGCTGCCTCGCCAACCCTGTCCGGCTGCCGGCAGCTTGTCCTCTCCGTCCTGCATCCGACTGTGAACAGCCCCGAGCAGCTTGGTGAGGTTCTCCAGTGCGTCTTCCTTCAGCCATTCCAGCGTCAGCGTCGGACGCGGATCGAGCCACCAGATGACTCGGGGGTCGCTCACTTGAACCATCCCTCCACTTCTTCGGGCGGTGTGCCCGGCTTGCACTCTACGACGTCGATGATCTCGAAGCCCTGGTCCTCCAACTCGTCGGCGCGGTCGTTGGCGAGATCCTCGCTGTACGACACGACCGACGTCCGAACCTCGCCACGTTCGTTGCGCCAGACCGGCTTGTAGTTCTTCACCGCCTGTCCTCCATGCGGATCTCGATGCAGTTCGAAGACGTCGGCTTCATGATCACGGTTGTGGCCGCGTAGATCTTCAGCGTGTCGCCCTCGATGTGAACGTTGAACTCGTCGCCCCATGCCTTGCTCTTGGGCACCTTGAAGATGATGCGCGGGCTCTTGCCGAGAGCTTCGTTCTCGACCTCATGGGGTCCCTGAAGGAAGGTGTTGCTGTCGTTCACATCCTGTTCGAGCGCCTTCTGCAATGTCCGAATGGATCCTCGCAGCGAGTTGATGTGGTCTTGGACCCACTTTGGCAGGTTGCTTTCTCGCGGGTCGATCTTGTAGTACATGTCCACCTCCCTCAAGGCCGTGCCCCGGCTGCGTCCAACTCCCTGATGGGATACCGGGGCACGACGTTCATGGAGCGGCTCGTTCAGCTCGCGACGACGGACAGCCCGGCCATGCGGCCCGACTTCAGGAGGAAGTCGTCGCGGTCGCCCTGCTTGACGTCGACGGACGTGTCGAGCACCATCAGCTCCCAGGCACCGGGGATGACCTTGCCCGCGTCGTCCCGCTTGCGCCGGAGGTGCGCGACGGCGATGGTGTTCTTCGGCTTGTACAGGCTCGGCTCGATCCAGGCCACGGGGCTCTTGCTGCCGCCGCTGGAGTCGTACAGCGTGACCGTGATGTTCTTGGCCCGCGTCATGTCCGAGCCACGCTTGAAGGCAGCCGCGTTCAGGACGATGTCCGTGATGCGGATCGGCAGCTTGGCGAGCTCGAACCGCGCGGTCTCGTCATCCCCCGCTCCCTCGCCGGTCTGGTTGTCCCCGGTGTGCGTGGCCGAACCGGCGGCGCTGCCCTCGTTCGAGAAGGAGTCGAGCTCGTCCCAGCCGAGGTACTTGACCGGCTTGTTGCCCGCGTAGAACGTGGCGACCCCGTCCAGGTCGGAGCCCGCCTTGCGGTTCAGCCAGCCCAGGGCACCGCCCTTGCCACCCGTGGACTTGTCCCAGCCCAGGCCCATCTCGAGAACCTCGACGCCGGACAGGTCGTTCCAGCCGTCGGCCGGGGTGATGGTCTGCAGCTGCGCGTAGTCCACCTCGACGACCGGGGTGGTGTAGCCCTTGCTCAGATCCGCCATGGTTGATGCACTCCTTCTCCGGGCCAGACAGCCCGGAATCGGTAGGAGCCCGCGTAAGGGCTCCGAGGGGCGGGGTCGGCCCCTTTGACCGACCCCGACGTTCAGATGTGCGAGAGGCCCCGAGGAATCGGTTCCTGGGGCCTCTCTGGGTGGGACGGACGCGCGCCGGTTAGAACGGCGGCTCGTCGCTCTCCTCGGCCAGGACGATCTCGTCCTCGATGAGCTTGGCGAGCAGCTTCTTCTTACCAGCGGGACCCTTGAAAGGGTTGAGGTCCGAGTCCTCGTACTCGTACTGCTTGGCGAGCTTCTTCAGCTCCACGAGCGAGAGCTTGACGGCGTCCTCGTACGCGACGCCCTCCTCCTCGTCCTCGTCGGAGTCCTCGCCCTCATCCTCGTCGTCCGAGTCGTCGTCGCCCTCGTCCTCGGCGTCGTCGTCCTCTTCCTCCTCGGGCTCGACGTCGTCCTCGTCGTCCTCGATCTCGTCCTCGACGTCCTCCACCGGCTCGGCCTCGTCCTCGGCCTCGACCTTGGTCTTCGGCTTCCAGCCGGGGATGATGTCGGCGGACTCGGCGGTCCAGGGCGTCTCCTCGCCCTCGATGGCGTTGCGCGTGTCCTTCTTGCGCTGGAAGGTCATGCCCGCCTTGACGCCCTCGGGCTTGCGACCGCCGATGGTCTTGACCTTGCCGCCGTCCTCGACGTCCTCGTGCACGATGTCGGCCATGTTCTTGCCGGTCACGGCCTGCATGTACTGCGCGATCCGCGTCTGCTGGATCTCGTGCTCGCCCGGGATCAGGCGGTGCCAGGCGGTGTAGCCCTTGCAGTCGCCGGACTCGATCTCCCACATCGTGTTGACGTAGGGGGTGCCGGGGTTCTTGGAGTTCTCGCCGGTCAGCCGGATGGTTGCCGACTTCTGCACGACCGGGTAGATGACACCCGGCTTCGGCAGCGGACCCTCGTAAGGGGTGAAGCCGGAGTCCGTGGAGACGTTGTTGCCAACGCCGAACTTCATCTTCGCCATGCTGTGATTCTCCTCTATCGGGTGGTGCGGGCGGTGGTCTTCTTGGCCACTGCCTTGCGGACCGGCCGTGCAGCCGGAGCCTCGATGATCTCGCGGACGCCCTTGAGCGTCGGCTTGTCGATGTACCGAGGCAGCTTGTTGTTGCGGTCCTTGCCCCTGTACGGGCCGGTGTGGCGGAAGTACATGCGGCGCACTTCGCGACCGTTGTCGTCTTCCGCCAGGATGCCGTAACCAGCCACGTTCATGTGACCGAGGACCTGCTGGGCAACCTCGCCACGTCCGCCGTGCACATACGGCAGGATCATGGGCTCGCCCTCGGCGTCCTCCAGGTTGTACGGGTGCGCGGTGTACAGGGTGTTCATCGGCAGGTCGTTGAACTGCATGATGAACTTGATGGTCTGGATCTGCGCCTTCTGGTGCACGTCCATGGACGGAACGTCCGGGTCGCGCTTGCCGGGCTGCGCAGCGTACGAGGCGTCGAGGGCCGACCGCTGGAGGATGCGCTGAGCGCCACCGACGGTGTCGACGACGACCCATCGGAACTCCTTGTGGCCTTCGTCTCGGAGCCAGCGGTATGCCTCGTCCAGATCCTTGAAGGTCTTGATCGGCCACTCCTCGGCGGAGCTGCCCATCGCACCGGCGGAGAGGGTGCCCTCCGGGTCGCACGTGAGGAACAACACCCCGTCGTCCGAACCGCCGAACACCGTCTTGCCCCAGCCAGAGTCGGCCACCACAACCATGTGGATGAACACCTTCTGGTCCTTCACAGATCGGATGGCTTTAGGCCGTGCCATCGTCCTCCTCTTCCATCTTCTCGATGCGCTCGTCGATCTCGTCGAGCCGCGTGCGGATGAACTCGTGATCCTCAGACGTGATGGCCTGAGCGCCGAGCGCCCGTCCGATCCTACGCCTCAGCCGGTCAACCTCGCCGGGGCCAGCGTCCTTGACGCTCCTCATGCTGCCTTCCTCGTGTCTCGGTGGTCCCCGTACGGGTCCCGCTTCTTGTAGACC